ATAGGAGATTATTATCTATCGGTTTGGCGTACAGTCCATAGTCTATGACCGCCTCATAATATTCCAGAGCTTTCTCCGGCCCAAGAATTTCTTTTATTCTTTCGCCCTGTTTCCTATACGAAGCAAAGAATGTAAAACACTTACCGCGGTCAAATTCTTTTTCACTCATGATTTTCCCTCCGATTTACTTTCGTTAGTTATCCCTTCTGTTGTCTTTATTTTGGATATGTGTATCAAGAGCTGTGCATAACTCCGGTGTTGCTTCAAATATATAAACATCCAGATTTGGACGTCTTCTATTTGGCGTGATGCCAAGAATTTTAAATCCCTCTTTCCTCAACAGCCATGCGATTCTCTGGCTGCGGACTGCTTTTGTCTTCATTATATTTTTCTCCTTGTATATAGTTAATTTAACTTGTTATAATCAATATATCATTCTTCTCTCGTATTGTAAAGTTAATTATTGCAGTTATGCATTCTTGATAATGCCGCGTCAACACAATTTTTTCCATTCAGAATGTATTCAAGTAAATCCCAGCCAGTGTTTCCCAGTTGGTTCCATGCCTGGTCAAGACCGTGACCGCGTGTACTGTCCATCGGATACAGAACTGTTGTAATTATGTTTAGCATTTCGTTAGCTTTAGACCAGTCTGTAATATGATAAAAGTAATCATACCATTTATTACCGTTCTCATCCGGCGAAACATCATCATCTGAATAATCTAAATATTCTTCTCCTATATACGGAAGAATATCTGAATCTGCTGCATCTTCGAAGAACCAGTCTTTATTATTATCTTCTGAAAGACCTTTTAATGATTCTGATTCCCAGTATTTATGTAATGGACACATATATAAGCGGAAACAAATTGTCTTCTGATCTGATCCAAACGCCTGCAGATCCATTGCTTTAATAATATAGCGATATTCGAAAGCCGGCATATCTTCATCTGCTTCTGCCTGATAGATTTCTTTTGACAGTAATGTTAACTGGCCTCCGTCGCTATATTCTTCATCGAATTTCTCTTTCCACGGGATGATTTGATCCGGATTGCATGGTCTCCATCCTGCAAATGATAATTCACTCATTATGCGATTTCCCTCTTTTCTCTTCTTCCTGTGAACAGATTGATTAATTTAATTTTTTCTCTACGTCGTTCACGTTTACGTTCTTCTTCCTGGCGTTTACAGTCTGCCATAATTTTATCAAATTCTGTTTCTTCGTATGATGCAGATACTACGATATCAACCAGAACTCCATTGTGTGCAACGATTGTTTCCATATGGAATTTTTCGTAATTTTTATGATTATCTACTGCTTCTTTAATCTTTGTCATTACAGTTCACCTCTCTCTTTCATTTTTGTTTTCAACTGTTCCACATAATCTCTGGCTTCTACCAGTGTGCATTTATTAGATTCTGTGTTGTGCATGTGATAATACAATCTGATTGCTTTCACTTTTTCGTGATGTTTCAAGAAATTTGGTACTGTGATTTCTGTTGGGGACATTTCCCTTACAATGTTCCCAAAGAATGTACGAATATAGAACTCAAGATCCGGATCCCATTCGTTGATCTTTTCATTTCCTGTCATTAGATAAATGGCATTGATGATGTCTGTGACCGGAATAATACTTCCGTTTTTATGAAGAAAGTATCTTCCCTTCATTGGAATTGTGACTGTTGCTTTTGCTTCTGCTTTATTCATTTGCTTTCTCTCCTATTCTTATGCTCAATAGCATAATTCAGCTACGATTTAGAAGGAGAGCGGCTCTAAATTTCACGCCGCATATGCCGAAGCTGAATTATGATATCGAACATCCGTTTGTCTTTGAGCAGAGTATAGCACTTACGGTACTAAAATGCAAGTGCTATATTCTGTATAATTTAATTTGTTTTATTTGTTTTCTGTTCCAGTTGCTCCGTAATAGCGCTGACTATTGATTACAGAAGTAACTTTTCTTAAATCACCGCCGGTATATAAAGGTTGAATCCCTAATTTCTTAGCAACTTCTTTTTCCAGATGCATTGTGAGGTATTCCGCTGGTCTTCTGCCATGATATTTCGAAAGTGCATCAGCGAAAAATGTGTTCGGTTTGATTGGCTCAAATATTCCAATAATTGCATTAACAACTCGTGGATCATTATCATGCATGTTCAAAACACTTTTTACTGGGCGAATAACATTTGCTGCATATCCATTTGGCTCTGTATGCCATCCAGCTTTTTCGATAATATCGAAGATATTATTGAGAGTCTCTTCACCATTAGTAAGAGCTGCTGCATCTCTTGCTGCTGCATATCCTGTGAGGACTTTGTAATCAGCTGCTTTTAATGCATCTCGTTTCTCTTTTGGAAGATTCTTCAGTTCATGCACACTTAAAAGTAATTTTCTTCCTTTAAGGCAATTGTCAAGAACGCAATATTTTTTGACACCCATAGTGACATTTGCTCTGTGTTTCTGAGCAAGCGATAATTTATCAACATCATCTCCCTGTTCGGAAAATAATGCGGCTTCTTTCATTTTCCTTTCCATAGGATCCACAGGTAATCCTTCTGTAAGTACCGCAATAACATATTTCTCTTCCCGAATGCCTGCTGCCAGCATTCTATGAGATCCATCAATTACTGCGAATGTTGCTGTTTCTGGATGTGGAGATACCAGAATTGGTTCGCATTTATTGAAGTCCCATTTGCGTACCAGAGAGTATACTTTTTCCATATTAATACAGTACACCCTCTGATAGTCTTCATCGATTTCCAGAAGCTCCAATGGAATACAGCAAAATCTTTTGCCTCCGATTCTCTGGCAGTTATTCATCACTGTGTTAAATGCTGTCTGATCTTTGAATATTTCTGGTCTGATTACTTTGCTTTCTGTTGCTCCTGTAAGTGCTCTTTCAATTTCGTTGTAGTTTAACATTTCGTCTACCTCTTTCTTTTGTTTAATTTAATTTTTATATTATATTTTAATGTTACATTGTTGACATAAACTTACGCCATGCTTTGTTGTAAAGCATTAACGTACTATCGTTTGGGTTTTCTTTTTCCGTTTTTGAAATAATGTCATTTCTGACCTTTTTAGGAATACAGAAATCTATCATGATTTCATTTAATTCCTTTTTCCAGTCGGCAATTTCTTCTGCTTTTGCAGGTTTACCGACCATGGCTGCCTTCATAAATTGTCCTGTTGTAATCTGTGTGCAATATTTAGAACTCATATTTTTCTCCCTTCTTATGCGGCTGATGTAATAAACATTCTCAGCCATTCTCCATTTATTCTTTCCCAGGCCGTGGGATTCAAAGCATATTCTTTTGGTTTGAAGAGTTCTCTGTATCTCTGCTGCATGGATTCTTTGGTTGAAAAGAACTCTTCTCTTTTTAAGTTTCCCTTCTGGAAGCCGGACTTGTAATAGATCCGGAGTTTATAGTTGCGTTCCATGTGATTCACCACCTCACTTATTTACTTACAACAGACAGGATATTTCCCTGTTTGTCAAGTTTTACTGTTACTTCGGATCCGCTCTGGAATCCGGATACATCATATGCTTTTCCATTCTCATCAAGGATATAGTTTCCTGATGCGGAAACAGTTCCTTTGACGGAATGGATTCCGGCATATACGTCAGAATCAATATGTCCGACAATACTTGCGAACATTAAAAAAGCAGCTATTCCTAAGCTGCCTTTAATAAGGATTGATCGTTTTTTGCGTGTAATCACACGCTGATTATATTCTGTTCTTGTCATTTATTTTCTCCTTTATGTGTTCAATTTAATTTGCATACTGTTCGAAGTGTTTTAATCCACCTGCATAATGGGCCAGCAACACTTCGTCATCAGTTACATATTTAGTTCCCTTGGAATCCATGATACAGGACGCAAGGTCATTGATTTCATAATCTCCGGCATCTGCATACCATGAGAACATATTTCCGTTGGAGCAAGTAGTTGTTACAAGATCAACTTCCGGTTCTACATCGTATTCGATTTCTGTAACAATTCCGGTAAGAGGGTAAAGATTATCAAGGGTGCTGATTCCCTCAATATCATCTGTATAATATCCGGTTCCGTCACTGAAACCATAAAGAGTTCCGGTTTCTGTACGATTAACGGAAGTGATTTCTCTTGCTGATACCGGAGTACAGCTTGAGAATAATGTTGTTGTTACTACGATTGCAGTAACGATAGTTTTTGTTGTTTTAGTCATGGCTATTTTCCTCCCTTACGCGAAAGTTGTGAACTTGTCACAACGCATTCTCTTGTCATCTGGTGCCACTCTTTCGTAACCTGGGACTGGAGTGAGTCCAAATACTTCTCCCGGATATGCCTGAGCAGCAATAATGCTACCAATGATTACTAAAGTCTCCCCGGCCACAGCGTTCTGGTTGAAAGACTCTTTGATGGAAGAAATGATTTCCCTTCCTTCATCAGTGCCTACAAACTCTGTTTTTACAAACAGAGGTGATACCTGTTTTTCAATTGCCTTAGCGTTAATCAACACGCTAGTCGGCACCGAAATAAGATTTCCGTTTACATCCTGTATTGTTACAGGATGTGGAGTGGTATTCACTACTGTTACGTTATTTGAGAATGTTACGAAGTTGAAATTATTAGTTGTTGTTGTCATGGCTATTCTCCATTCTCCCCGTATGCCGATAGGACAGCTGATTTATTTTTATTTCCCTGTATATTAGAATCAATTTCCCTGTACATGGGGGTATCCCGTCCAGAAAAATCAATTCTAAATTTGTTTCCGTTTTTCAAATCCGCCAGTCAAGGAAAATCATATAAACTGGCGGATAATTTAATTAGTTTTTATTAGCTGCAATGATGAGCTTGAATTCATGCAGACTAATAACGCCCTTAAGATATAAATCAAGCGCATCATTTGCAAGAGTCGCAAGGCGCTCATATTCATGAGTAGCCATGCAGTAATCAATGTAATCACGAGCATCAAGTGCTCGGATCTCAAAGGTTGGATCACCAATAATGATACACGCTACATGACGTGCAATATCAATATCTTCTGGTGTGTCATTATCAATGAATGTATGCCATATATTGACATACACCCATTGGGATGCTACTTCTGCCGGATATGAATGGCAGAGTTCCTGGTATAATGTGTGGGCACTGTAGCCGAAGAAGTTATGAGATACAAAATGATCGAATGATTTAATTGTATTATTTTTCATGATTAATTCCTCCTTGTTTTATCTAACCAACATAATATGATCAGTATCATCTTTGTAATTAAGCATAAAACTAATTACGGTTTGAATCATTTTTGTAGATGAGATTATTTTTGCACTACCACAAGAATAACCGATAAATGTATCGTCATCATATTCTTCATGATTTCCAAAGTGTCCACATATAGGACAATACTCCATATCTGCGGATGTTTCGTATTGTAGTGTCCACAAATCTGAATCTTTATTGTAGTAGTAATGTTTACTGAATCTATAACAACCACCATTAGAGGATTTATCAGGTTCATATTCTGACCAGTCTTGAAATTCAATGTCTGTATATACACTAGACCCACATATGTTGATAAGGAGATCTAAAACACGTTTTTGGAAGTCTTCATCCTGTTGACATATTTTTGTTATAGTTTCATGATCGAGAGGACGAATTGCTCGACTGATAAGTATGTATGTACATGGGAAAACATTAATTGTTTCATTTGTTTTAATTTCTGTCATGATAATTCTCCTTCTTGCCTTTTGGTTTAGGCATAACCTTATATTTTGTTTCCGTTGTTAAAATCTATACTCTTCATGGGCATTATAGAAGGGCATAGAAAAATCCCCTATCAAGGTTCGACCTTGCAATTTCCGATAGGAAAAAGCCTGCTCCTCACAGGAATAAGGGATAGCAAGTTTAAAATTGTTGATAGTTATAATATGTAAATATATTTATATATATCCACATATTGATCCAGCTGTTCAATACTGGAATTATTGAATGCATTAAGCATTTTATCTGTCATGACCCCAAAGAGATGAACGAGGTCTGACAGAATATGACTGTAAATGGTATTCGGAAGCTCGTAGAACTTGAGTGCCTGGAGTTCCTGAACTGTGAAATAACGGTTGTCCATATCTTCTTCTCCTTCCTCTGATTATTTTATGATTAAATGTACGGGTTTATGCGCACATGTAATCCTTGATGTTACCGCGTTCATCTGTCTCGCGGTAATGGCAGTCGTATTCAGACTGGATGAACGCGTCTGGATACGGCAGATTTTGTAATACTGCTGTCGCCTGCTCATGCGTGTAGTTATTCGCATGATTACGACTAAAATACGTCGCACCTGTACGTGGTGATGTGTATAAGTGACGTAATATTGTACCGGATCTGCCAGACTGTGTAATGAGACAAATCTGGTACTTGGGATGTGGTTGTGGGTTTGATATTATGTGTGATAACATTTGTTGTTCCTCCTGCTCTGAATTTTTGCACTAAAAAGGGCATAGAGATACACTATGCCCTAAATCAATTGTTAATTTTTTCAATAGATACCTGCATATTAGAGAATTTCTTCCAAATATTGGCGTATTTTTGTGCATTTTCTTCTTTAACAAAAATTTTTTCATTAACCGCCAAAACAGTATTATTTTTTAACATTGACATTGTTTTTGTTATTACTTTATACATATTTTGCCCTCTTTTCTGGGACTGATTTTATTTAGTCCTCAATTTCATCACCACCTTTTCAGACATAGATGTAGAGGTAACGCAGAATGAATTTTAATGGTTATTTGCTATATCGGCGTGTTATTTCGTTCAAATCAACGTCCACTCTTTTAGCGTCTCTAATTGAAACGCCTACCATTGAAGCGGTTTCATATTGATAATGTGCGCTGACAGTAAGTTCTTTGAACTTCATATCATCATTAATGCCTATAAAACGTGACGGGTCTTTAAATGCTCTTTGAGATGGACGACGTGGTGCAACATACCATGATGGACGTACTCCGGATTTACGATAGCATAAGTTATTTTCACATATAGTATCCCATAACTTATTTTTAGCTATAAAGTCATAGCATAATTTGAATATGATATTGCTATCTTTAACAATATATTTTTTGAATTGATTATCTTTACGAATATCTAATAAGTGTATGGATATAGTACAATTGTGCATATTGGGACGGAATTGACGGAAATCATCAACAAAAATGTAGATATTTTTTGTTAAACGTCCATATATTGCATTTTTAGGAATGCAAATTCCAAAATACTGCACAGTAAAATCCTGTGCGATTTTAAAGGGTTTATACATAGTAATAGTGTTTTTATTCATTCTGTTATACCTCTTTCTTTAAAATTTAGGATAAAAAAAAGAGACCTATCAGACGACAGGTCTCTTATATAAATTTTCTATTTTGTTGTGTTTTCAGCGCGGGAACTATTAATTAAATCATTTAACGCCTGTATAGCACTGTCATTGGCGTTTCTTGCATTTTCTACTTTCTGAAGATTTTCTTCACATCCTAAATAACGTGCCATTGTGTGCCATAATTGAATATGTAAATTCATTGATTTTTGGATAGTGTTAACACTTCCACCATTTTTACCATTTTTCAATTTAGCGCAACCGCTGAAATATTCAGAAAAGTATTTGCCGTTAAGTTTATCCATTTTAATGTTTTTATACATTTCAGATAATACGCTATTTTCTCTGTTAGGCATGTAATAGTTGGCAATACTACGTAAATTATTGAATACTTTTTCACGTTTTTCTTTATTGCAAGGCGCATCTGGATTAAATACATCAAATAACGCTTTAGTACGTGTTTCAATAGTTTCATGGAAATTGTCGTATAATTTCGGCGTAATAGTCTCGAGTGACACATTGCCCTTTTTGTCTGTTATACGTTTTGTTCCAGAATATGACTTAATATCACCTTTAAGAATGGCATACATTTCGGCAAAAATATCGTCGTCAAATATGCTCATAAGTTCTTCATTGACATTAGTTTTGAACTCTGTAAATTCTTTAGAATAAGAATCTTGCATGTCAACAAGTTCGTTAATACTATTGTCTAAAGTTTTATAGTCAATGGAGTTCTCTGGAAGTGATTCCAATGTTAATCGCATCTTTTCGATATCACCTAAAAGTTTTAATTCAAAGTGTTTATAGGTGTGATATTGTACAGCTAACTGGAAATAGCTAGCATTTACGACGTTCTTTGGAATTAAATACACACGTTCTGTAAATACGGTATTGCCCTCTTTATTGGTTCTTGTGTTCCCTGTCTTAATTGTGATTGTGTTTTCCATCATAGTAAACTACCTCTTTCTTTTCTATAATAGTCACACCTTTTCAGTGTGCTTTTACAAGGTCAATTTAATAAAATCAATCTCATAAAAGCGCACTGAAAGCACAATAAAAATAGTTGTGTGAGATGTACTCACAAATTTGCATATTATTATCACGTATAAATCAAGTTACCCACTGGGAGTAAGACGCACAACCTTAACTGGAAAGTTGCGTGATATATATGTGACAGTTTTCAAGGTACAGTTTCCCCTTGTGGGGGACGTCTGTTTAAAATGACAGACTTCGCCTGAATACTATGGAATACTTGAGAATCGCGTTCTATAGGTAAATCGTGGCTATTCCACGTCCGAACCGCAAATGCGCGTTCTCGAAATTCCAATATATTCAGTTTCAAGGTACACAAGAGGTTTTCAACACGTCGGTCAACGCTCTTTCCCCTTGTTCAATTAATACTATAGCATATGTATAATTTAATAGTGAAGTTTTTTAAAAAAAGTTTATGAAATTTTATGCAGAAACGGTGAATAAAAGTGCATAAAATACACTTTTTTCATGGTTTTATGCACTATTTTTGCATACTATTTATAGTAATTGGAATTACTCAAAAAGGGGGTACTTTTAACGCCAAAATGGGCTAAAATTACCCAGAAAGACCTAAGCCGGTTAACTTCCACACTGGCTTGAAAAATACGCCCTCTCTTCCTATTAAAATGTAACGCTCCCCACATCGCCAAACTCCTATAATTACCGCCCATATTGTTCCACACTCCCCCAAATCTCACCTCACACTACCCTCCAAACCCTATCTACCGTCCATATTCTCAATCGCATAATCTCAAATATTTCAGTTAATTCAACTTCTTTTCTTGACAAATCCATCTTCCTATGCTATTATCTCATTATCAAAACAAGCTAAATTAACTCAGCATGCAAAGAAAATCTACAAAATCCAAATATCCACAACTTGTTTTGATAATTCAATAACATTAAATAACACATCAATAACTCGTAAACCTTAGCAATAACAGGAGGACAAACCAAAATGTCACATCAAACAGAATACGATCTCAGAATGAGATCCTACAAATCAATTACAGATGCTCATCTAATCCCTCGTACCCCAGTGATCATCCAAATTGATGGTCGTGCATTCCATACTTTTACCAGGGGGTTCAAAAAACCATTTGATCAGGTACTTATAGCTGCTATGCGCTATACTGCAGAATACCTCTGTAGAAATATCCAGGGCTGTGTCCTGGCTTATACTCAATCAGATGAAATTAATCTTCTTCTTATTGATTATGAGAAACTTGAAACTTCACCATGGTTTGATAACCGGATCCAGAAACTTGCTTCTATAGCAGCATCTATGGCCACTAATTATTTCAATCAAAAATTTAAAGAATTAGTAAAAACAATTGGCAGAAAATATCATTCTCCAAACCACAACTATGATCGTGCATTACTCAAAGGAGCAGAATTTGCTGCATGTGTGTTCAATCTCCCACGAGAAGAAGTCACAAATTACTTTAACTGGAGACAGCAGGATGCAATTCGTAATTCTATCCAAATGGTTGGTCAAGCACATTTTTCTCAGACCGAACTAAATGGTAAATGTAATCAAGAAATCATAGAAATGCTTATTCAGCAAAAAGATATTGACTGGAACAAACTTAAAATTTACAAACAGCGTGGAACCTGTATTATCAGATCTGCTCATAGTTCTTTCTTATTAAATGGTAAACAAATTACAACAGATACATGGTCTCATGACTTCGATATTCCACGATTCATAGGTGAAGGTCGCGATTATATAGAAAGATATCTGTATCCGGATGATCCAAACAACACTACTTCTCGAAAGGACGGAAATAATTAAATTATGCAGAGCAAAGAACATAAAGATACAAAATATGCTTGGCAATTAGAACGTGACAGTGATTACACTTCTGCTACAGCATTTGACTCCATAGAAGAATGCATTGCAGACGCTCAAGACTATTTTGCAGAAGAAAATGTAAAAATCAAATCAATTACAATTCAGGAACTTAGACCATATGAAATCTCTGTTGATGCAGAAAGAGTTCTTGAGGTTGTCTGGGAGGAAGCAGAGGCAAACGTTGGTGATCTTGTAGATGACTGGTTAGATAGCAGAACAGCTTATACCACCGAACAACTGGCTGATCTTTCCGAACGTTTGACGGGGGTTATTAAAACCTGGCTGGAAGAAACTCATAATGAACCAGATTTCTTCTGTATTATAGGAGAAAAAGAAATTTCAATATGTGATATACCACAATAGGGGGATAAATCATGGTAATACTTATATGTATTCTTTTATTTGTATTAACCGGTATTGGATGTTGGGCTTTATGTGCTGCATCTGATACTGATGAATATGATGACGAAGAAATTGAATATGATCAAAATGATGATAACAAATTTAATTAAACAATAAAGGAGAAAAACAAAATGAGTACTTACACAACAAACACAAAACCAGAATCCAAATTTGAAGACGTACCAGAAGAAGTTCTCACAGACCCAACAATGAGAACAGCACTTGGAATGGATCCTATCCCAGGGATGAATACTCCGGTGGATGATAATAAACAGATTTCAATGTTTGATTATATGCAGAACAAAAATAACTCTTCTGCATCTTCTTCTACTACTACCACTGCTGCTCCAGAGGTGACAGTTTTCAAGAATCTAGTTCATCCAGAATTTGGTGAGCTGAGAACTGTTGAGATTGACGGTGAGCCGTGGTTCGTAGGTAAGGATGTAGCTGTAGCATTGGGATATAAGAAGCCGGAAAATGCTATTGCTAATCATGTTTCCGATGAAGATAAAACCAGTACCCTGATTCAGGGGAGTGGTTCAAACTATAAGAGCAAAGCCACCATTATTAATGAATCCGGCCTTTACTCTCTCATCCTCAGCAGCAAGCTTCCATCAGCAAAAGAGTTCAAGCACTGGGTTACTTCAGAAGTGCTTCCCTCTATCCGCAAGAATGGTGCTTACATCCGAAATCAGGAAAATATGACTCCGGCAGAGATCGTGGCTCGTGGTCTTATCGCAGCTCAGAAGATTATTGAAGAGAGGGAGAAAGAAATTGTACATTTAAATAATCGTTGTGGTAGATTAACTCAGACAATAGCCGAAAAACAGGATGTCATTAATGCTATCTCCAGAAATGTACCGGCTCCAACAAAACGTATGATGCTGAACAGAGTAATGAGACGAAGATCCCCAGAGCTGGCCCAGAGTCGATGGTCTTACTTATACGCAAGGTTTGACGAGATTTATCATAAAAATGTTAAGATCCGCATGAAAAATTACAATGCAGAACCAGGACATAGGAAATGCTATTCTATTCTTGATTTTATTGAAAAAGTACTTAATATGCTTGATGAATTATATGACCTGGCAGTAAAACTTTTCGAATCTGATTTTACACAGCTTATGCAGGAGATGCATTTATTACGTATGACTGATAAAGAATATGAAGACGAAGAATATTGGAAACGTGTACTTTAAGATAAGGAGGGAATGGTAAGAGTGCCTGCCGGTGCTCTTACCTATTAAAAATATGAGTTATTTACCAATCATAAGATTTAAAAATAGATGGCAAACATTCGATTTAAATTTACATTATCCATATTCAGTAAATGGGAAAATTATTAATTATACTCATTTAGGATATAGAGGTGATGCCTGTTATATTGTTGATAATGAATATAATACATATTATCTTCCTCATGATTACGCTGAAATTATTAATGATGCATTAAAATTACATAGCAATATCTATCATGAATGTGACACAGATTCACATAGACGTCAAATAATAACAAAACTCGAAAATATGAATAGACGTGAATATGGCGGGAATGATTTTGAATTACTTAATAGTGTATTGGCAGAACAAAGTAGAAACAGCAATTGTATTCATGGCAGAATCTTATACGATACTACGTGCAATAAAGCATATGTATATAACTGTGATGGAACCATACTTTGTGCTATACGTTTGTGTCACCTTGAACCATCATCTACGCAAAGAGGTCGTAGGTCTGAAGTAACATCTACTTTTGAAGAGGAACTTAATATTAACAATATTAACAATTTTAATAGGCTGATAGATAATGTAAGGGCATCTTCTAATAGTTATGAATTTGAGAGAGGATACTTTCGTAGTTTTGTCTCAAGCCGATTCAAAACATACATTCATCAATTTAATTATGTACCAAAATACATAAAACATTTTATGCCTGGAGAATCAGAAGATACTACTCTCCTGCTCGGAGCAGAGATTGAAGTAGGTGGAAATAATAATATCTCTTCTGATAATGACAAAAATTCCACAGTAAAAAAATGTATTCAGATTATGAATGGATCTGATAGTGATGAAGAAAATCTTATTTACAGTACACATGATAGCACTGTACAGATTGAATTTGACACTATGCCATGCAGTTTGGAATTTCATAAGAACAAAATGAACTACCGTGAAATGTTCGAATATCTTGATAAAGAAGGATATAAAGGTCATGATTGTGAAACTGCCGGATTACATATTCATGCGAATCGTAGCTATTTAGGGAAATCAAGAATATCACAAGAGTTAGTTATATCTAAGATCCTTTATATTCTTGAAAAATTTAATGATGAAATTTGTGTGATTGCAAGGCGCGACAATGACTATAGTGAATTTGCCGGTGAAAAGCAAAATGAAGATTCAATAGTTGAACTGTATGGTAAGTATAAGGATAAAGGTAAACGTGCTGCATTGAATTTACAGCATAAGGATACCATTGAATTTCGTATGTTTAAAAGCACTTTAAAATATGAAACATTTATTCTTACATTAGAGTTTGTAAAGGATATTATTGATTATGCTAAGTCTGTTGATATTGAAGAGATTGAATTAGCAAAATGGTCTGATCTGATGAATTGTTTTTCTTCTGAATTACGTAAGTATTATGAATTTAGGTATCAGAAAAAAGTAAAAGATATAAACGGATCGACTGTGAAACAAATTCGTAAACGAATCTCTAAATTAAAGTCAGAATTAAAAAATAGTAAAAATTTCTTCCAAAAAACTAAGTTACAGCAGGAGTATTGTAATTTGAAGAGAGAATATAAAGAATTAAATAAAAAAGAGAAGAAACTTATAAAAATGAAACGTAGAATTGTAGAATCTGAAACAACTTCTATCTGTATACCTGCAATTTCTAATAATAATTATGGAACAGTCAGTACTAGAAATCTAAATCCTATAATTTAAATAAAATACGAAAGGATTACTATTATGCAGAAATATACAAAACCATATCCTACTATTGGAAATGTTATTGATGCAATACAACATAGAGGAAGGAGAAATATCATTTGTCTGAATTCGGATTAAAAATAAAAAATATAAAGGCCGGTACTCTCTTTGGATATAACCAGGGAGTCAGAAACCGGTACGATTATACTGAAGCAATGTTCAGTAACAGTCTATTCAGTGATTATATTATACAGAATGGACTTAATGTTTGGAATGATACCAGTACACGAGACATTATTTGTCTTGATTTTGATTTTGGAAGTCGTAGTTATGAAGAAGAAATGGATCATTTGCTAAAGCAGTTTGGACCATTTGAACATGACAAATCTTTATCTGAGGAATCCAAGGAACGTATTCGAGCAATATTTCGAAATGTAATTGATAATAAAGACAATTATATGAAATGTTCCAAAGATGAAATCCGGGAAATATTCTATGAAAACGGTGTAAATGTTGAATACATTTCTTCATATACAAAGAAAGAAGGTGAAAAAAAGACTGTTATTAATTATAAAATGCTATACCGCAACTCTTCTAAGGCAAAAGTCGGACAGGTGATGTTTATTAACTCAAAGCTTTATAAAAAAGCATATAACTGGCTGACGATGGGTCTTGGAAAGAAAATGCCGATGGAAAATGCTAAGATTGTAGAGATGTCGGCATATGCTCCTCTTACAACCAGTACAATAGTTGGAAAGTTCTATTGTCCTGTAGAAGCCATTCTTATTATTAAAGATACGGATAGTTTCTACAAGACAATAGCCAAGATCGTAAAAGCTGAGGATTATGTAGTTCAGGAAAAAGTTTTGGATGAAACTGCTACAGAAATTGCAAAGCAAAGAGCTATTGCTGAAGGAAAATTTTTAAAAGACGGTGTTACTCCGAAATATACTAAAAGATATAAACGAGTAAATGTTATAAAAAAGAAATGTGTCGTTCATGATGAAGAAACCGAAGTAAAAAATACTCTCTGGGACGGAGAAATGCTAATTGAATCTGATATTTTGCCGGAATGGGTTAATGGCATGGCTCTTTTAAGACAGCATTTCTTTAAGGCATGCGGAATTCGTACTCATATTCAGTTATTTTTTAAGGATTGGTGTGAAAAAACTGGACATGATTATGAAACTTATGAAGTACAGGATATGTTCGGAGTTTGTCATAAGCTCAAGGATATTCGCATGATTACAACTGATAATGCTATTAAATGGAAGAAATTCATGAATCTGATGGGTAATACACCTGCAGAAGCTTATCAGTATTGGTGTGATCGTGTCAATGAGACTGGTTCTTACTGGGGGATAGTAAAAACTGATCATCCAAGTAAATTAGGCAGCGTACAGCAGATGAGTTATCAGATGGTTAATACTCTTCCTTCTTATAATATAGAGATTCCATCTCCATGCTCTACCGATGATGTTCGGAAACTAGCAAGAACCAGCGTAGATTATGTAGAAGGTATGAAAGATGATAACAGTCTTTATGTTCAATATCTCAGGAAGAATGCTACGATAATTAATCATTATGAAATGTTGGCAGATTTATATGATTGGAATGAGGATTTTGGAAATAGTACATGGTTCAGATATGAAAAATGTCAAGTTATGGGATCATATGTAAATCGATTACGAACTGGAAAAATCACTATCGACGGAGATAATCTTACAATATTTGGCAATCCTTATGCTCTCCTACTTAAGTCGGTCGGAGAAGATCCGGAAACAGATCCTACGATTAATGTAGAGCCAGGAACTATTCAGTGCTATACAAAACGTTTTCAGGACGGAGAATATCTTTGTGGTATTAGAAATCCACATAACAGTCCAAATAACATTTGTTATTTACATAACACATATAGTGACGAAATGCAGCGATATTTTGTATTCAGTAATAACATTATGGCAGTGAATTGTATTCATACAGATATTCAGGATCGTGCCAACGGTTGTGACTTTGATTCAGATTTCTTTTTTGTGACAAATAATGAAGTGATGGTTAAAAGTGCTAAGGCTGCATATGAACAGTATCCTACTATTGTTAATAAACTCAAAGAAAGTGGCCTTACATATAAGAATACAATGAAAGAATACGCTCGTATGGATAATAAATTCTCTAAATCACGTATTGGGATTGGGGAATCTAGTAATCTCGCACAGCTTGCAATGACTTATTATTGGACTAATCCAAGCCGTGAGTTGTATGACAACTTTGTTATTCTTTCGGTACTGGCTCAGGTTATTATTGACGGATGTAAACGTGAGTACGAAGTAGATGCTATAGAAGAAATAAAACGTATTAAAAAGCTTCCTTGCATGCAACAGTTAGAGGAAATTGAAGATGAGTTAGGAAACAAGAAACAGGTTCGCAGGGATTTTCCAGAATTCATGAGATATACGCGTAAAATTCACTACACAAAGAACGGTAAAGAGGTAGAAAGAGAATTGGTTAATCAACAGAAAGAAAAATTATCTGGAAGAATTTCTTCCTTTTATATATGTCCAATGAATAGCTTACAGATTGTTATGAATGATATTAAGCCAATACGTTCCACCAATACTATTCCTACTAAAAATTTTATCGTAAAAGTAAATGGCAAAGCAAATGCTAGACAGATGGATAAAATTTTAGGATATGCAAAAGAACTTGAACTTTTAAGTAAAGATAATATGTCTGATGATGAAATTCTTGCATATACCGAGAGATTCGATCAGATTTTAGCGGAATTAAGAAAAATGAAAATTACAAATCCAAAAACCATGAGTAGATTGATTGAAATTGCTCTTAATACAAGTAATAGGGGAAGAAAAAAGGATTATTCGCGCTATACAAGAAATCTTCTTAATTTATTATACAGAATGAATAGAGAGGCTTTCTTACAAAATTTCGCCAAAAATTGCAGAATATCTGAAAAAAAATCGGCATAAAACCCTTTAAAAATAACAAAAATCACAAATGCAAATTCATGTGGTATATGAGGGGAATAACTTTTCGCTTCGTTGCATCTTCAGGCACATATTTTGCGCAGGATATGTGTACATGTATGCAGACAGCTGTTTGAAGAAAAGCGAAACTCTCCGCGCTGTCTCCAATGCGTGTTTAAATATGGGATTCGAATTTTTTTTGTGTAGTAGCCTGCCGTGGGCGTTAAATACACGGCTAAAAAAATCAAATATATTTGACTACAAGGAGAAAGATCATGAGTAATTATAGAATGTCCAAAGGGACAACAGAACACTTTACATCACTTGAAGAAATGAGAACTGCATGGGGAATGAAGCCCGTGACAAAGAAAACTTCTGATAAGAAGAAATTAAAAGAACAGCAGGAAAGATTTCTTAGTAAACATAAGTGTAAAGCATGTGGCACCCCAATGACATATATACATGGTAATGTTATGGCTTGTAAAAATCCTGAATGTAAAGGAATTGAAATCAAGCGCGAAGATAAAGACGGCAATGAAATGGTATCATATATCAATTCCTTCTGTACTTTAGACGATCTTGGAGCTGAAATTGCATCAAACATTTTCAGCGAATAATTGAAAATTAAATATTGATAATTCAAGGCAGTGTGCTGGTCGGTACACTGCTTTTGCTTTATATAACTATTATTTTTATGAGAAAAAGGAGAACTAACAATGAATAAAGTTGAATTAATTAAGGCTGTTGCAGAAGCAACAAATAATACACAGAAAGATATTAAAGTAATTATGGAAGCTGTGCAGGACGTAACATATGGTGCGCTGGTTGAAGGCGATGAGGTAAAACTGATGGATGGTGTTACTCTTTCTGTTGTACATAAGGATGCACGTATTGCACGTAACCCAAGAACAGGTGAATCTGTTGAGGTCGATGCAAAGAACGCAGTAAAATGCAAATTTGGTAAGGCAATTAAAGACGCTGTTAATGCGTAAATAATACTTTGAGCCTGTAGAAATACAGGCTCTATATTGGAATGTAGGATAGTTTGGCAATCCGCCTGGTTTGGGACCAGGACATCGCACGTTCAAATCGTGTCATTCCAACTGCGGGATAGAGGAGTGGATCCTTGCTAGGTTCATACCCTAGAGACGATGGTTCGAATCCATCTCCCGCTATTTGTCATATACAAATGTATATGCCAACCCTTTCTGTTTAATTAATTACATTATGGAGGCTTGGCTCCGATAGTGCGCTGTGAGGCGTATAAAGGCAGATTTACACACTGTCGCTGCGGTATAAGCAATTATATTGCAGTCAATCTAAGCAAAACTGACATGCCAGAGACTCAAAAGGTCTCGTTTCGTATAGGTAAGTGAAAAGATTAAATCCTATGCGGAAATAGTATCATGAAACAGGGAACGATAAGGTGGTCCAAGGGCGACTGCTGAGGAACACTTTCCGGCCGCAAACTGGATAGTTCATGCAAACTGTGAAGATATGATGGTGAATCAGGAGGTTATTCAATCTGAGCATTTATTAAGCAAAGGTGATAGCCATTTGTATAAGTGAATTGGTATACACCAAATTAGCTTGTATGGACATTTAGTAGGGATAATAACCGAACGATATGAAGATGTGATGTATTCTTATCCTCAAAAGGGATCGGAGCGTCTGGTGTAGCACATCTTCAGTAGAGAAGACTTTTCAGATAATAAATAATTACTTATACTTATTGAATTTAAAAAGCTCAAAACTTAAAAGATTTAATAGAAATTACAAGTGTGATATTTGATATTATATTCTACAGCGAAAGTCTACACCTCTGCATAACGAAAGCAGCCTAATACCATAGTATATTTTATGCAATATGGTCATTGATGAGTCTCGCAAGACTCTGATATGTTTGTCCGATTCTGCACAGTGTTCTTAGCGGAACTTTGTGGCGCGGCAGCGTCAATGGAATGATGACAACAGAGTAGTTATGCGGCTAAAGAGAAGTGCCACTCTAAACAAGGCGGTTGTTGAAGCTTACTATATGTGCGCGAAGCGGCGTATAGTGGATAAGAAAAGAAACCATAATGTTTCGAAAGAGCTTCTATATTTATGTGTAATCTCAGCATAAATAAAAAATATTGGAAAATAGTTTAACTGGCAAAACATGATCTCGCGAATCAAATGTAGGTTCAACTCCTGCTTTTCCAGCTTAAATATATGGGAAGTGCCAATACGAGGCTACTTATGATAGAAATGCGGCATTTTTTGAATAGGTCTGAACGAACACGAGCCGCGGATAATTGTGTTTTAGTAAGTAATAAAATAAAAAGAGGGGCAGCACCTCTGCTTCCCAGATGAATATGTCCGGTTAGTCTAGCGGTATAGGACACTGCCCTTTCAAGGCGGTAACATGGGTTCAAATCCCGTACCGGACATTTTTTGCTACTTTGGCGTAATTGGCAGGCGCAGCAGACTTAAGATCTGCTTCCAATAATGGAGTCTGGGTTCGAGTCCCAGAAGTAGTATTTGAAAGTATTATACTTTCTTTTGATTTGTTTGGTTACGCATTTTGTTTATGAGAAGGATTGTATAGTCCTTCTCTCCCCTCCTATTTTGGCTCTATAGTTAAGCGGTTTATAACACCTGCCTGTCACGCAGGAGTCCGGAGTTCAACTCTCCGTGGAGCCGTCCATTTGCAAAGTAAATTCACTAGGTGTGGAACTGACCTGCTAAGTCATGTGATCCGACAGGATTGAGTTTCGATTACTCTGCTTTGCGTTACAAGATATGTAGATTACAGCCCACCTCCTGTGGGAATTCGTAGGTGAAAATCCTACCATGTAACTCTTGGTTATGTGATTGTAGCATATCATGAATATAAAGATAACCGGATTGATTCCGGTTGAAAGGCAGGATTACTCTCCTGCCTTTTATTTTGCTGCATGTCCGGGTTGGTGAGGAAGCGGTCTTGAAAACCGTTGGTCCGAAAGGGCTTGCAGGTTCGAATCCTGTGTGCAGCGTTGTGACTATGGCAGACTTGGCAATGCAGCGGATTGTGGTTCCGCCTTATATGGGTTCAAATCCCATTAGTCACCTTTATTTGCGCCTTTCGTATAATTGGTAGTACAACCGGCTCCAACCCGGTTAGTCAGAGTTCGAGTCTTTGGGGGCGTGTTATCTGAAATGCGGAGGTAGCGCCTCTAGCCTCAGATTACGTTTTGACCATTTAGAAAGTGAAGTAAATGGCAGACTAAAGTACACAGTCTATATCTTAGAATGACAGGCGCAAATCTGTATTCTGGATGAATTATAAGATAAGTTCCAGATATCTAGTAGCGTGAAAATCTGGCGGGAGTTTGACTTAGGACGAAACGCAGTCAAGTTTTTGTGATTTAACCATAAATCATATGGGAAAGTTAAGTTTCCAATAAAATATATGGCCTCCATTTATGGCTATATATTTAATAAGAATAGCTGTTCACTTAACACAAGGGAGAGTAGCCTAGCGGCGAAGGCAAGGGACTGTAAATCCCCCACAAAGAAACATCGAAGGTTCGAGTCCTTCTTCTCCCATGAGGTTGACAAATTAAATCAAAATTCCATAAAACAAGTAGATAAGTTTTACCATGGAAAGTGCTTGCACTTTGATTGGGTTTATTAAAGGTTTTGTCTCTGATTGCAACAGATAATGAGCCTTTGAGTCTACAAATAAATAAAAGTGAGGAAACTTAATTGGTTAATATCAGTCAAAAAGAAGCAGAATACTTACGTAATCATGGAAGAGCTTTTGATGTGCGTGTACGTAATAAACACCATAAAAGTAAAGCAAAAAGCTATTTTCTTGTAGAGCATGTTCGTAGTGTCGAGATGTTAAACAGATACAGAGAATCAATCAATCAGACCGATTTTCTTACTGTAAAACCGAGAGATAAAGATTTTCGATTTTAAGCAGTAAAATAATTTGAAAGTTGGTGTTTGACATAGGCAGGAAGAAAAAAGAAGATGGCATTTACTTTATAGGTCAAAATGCTGACGATGTTACAGGTAGCTGCACTTATATAAAATATAATGGAAAAAAAATATTACTTGAATGCGGATTATTTCAAAACAATAATTATCTGGATTCATATAATATCAATTCTCAGAAATTTCCATTTAAACCTTCAGAGATCGACTATGTTTTTGTAGGACATACACATGTTGATCATATTGGTTTACTTCCAAGGTTAATAAAAGAAGGTTTTAATGGAAAAATTATTGCTTCACATGCAACTGCTCAATTAATGAAGCCATTATTATATAATTGTGCTTTTATATTGTTGAGTGAAGCAAATGCTTTATCATTTAAATATAAACGTAACTACTCTCCTATTTACACAGAAGAGGATGTAGCTACGACTTTAAATTATATATATGAATATGATAATGTACATGAATTATATGTTCTTGATGAAATAGTTTCTTTTAAATGGTTTGAAAATAGCCATTGTCTCGGAGCTAGACAGCTTCAATTAATTCTTAAAGATCAAAATGGTGTATCAAATTCTATATTATACACTTCTGACATTGGATCCATTAATACAAAAAATTATTATGTTCCAAATACTGAAATCCCAGATACTTTTAATAAAGTAACTATTATGGAATGTACGTATGGAGAACCAGGCAGAATTAATAAAAAGACAAGAAAATTTGATTTAGAACATTTAAAAGCAGCAGTTGATACGGTTATAGAACGTGGAGGAACAGTAATCATGCCATGTTTTAGTTTCAGCCGTACACAAGAAATTCTTACCAATTTATATAACATTTTTCATGATGATATAAATTTCAAATATGACATTGTAGTTGATTCAATATTATCATGTGATATTTGTGATCTATATACTACTCTTCTATCTGAAGACGATTTGAAATTATGGAATAGTGTATGCAATTGGGAGAATGTGAAGTTTATAAAAGAAAAAGAAGATTCCTTAGCATGTGTAAAAAATCATTCACCAAAAATTATATTAAGTAGTTCTGGATTCTGTACGAATGGTAGAATCCTTTCCTATTTACATGAGTATTTAAGTGATGAAAAAAGCATGATAATTTTTAGTGGATATACCGGAGCAGATAACTCTTATTTATCCTATCGTATTAAAAATTATAAGGAAAATAAATTTATAAAAATTAGTGGCGATAAGGTCGAAAATAAAGCTGACTGTATTTCTTTAGGTACGTTTTCAAGTCATGCCAATAGAAATGAATTAATTGAATTTGGATCGAAGGTAAATACAGAAAAATTAGTTTTAGTTCACGGATCTGTTGTCGCGAAAAACAGTATAAAGGAAGACTTAAAAGAAGCCATATCTAAAGAAAACAAATCATTTAAAGTGATTGCTTCATCAAAAGATATGGTTATTTATTTATAGGAGAACAAGGAATATGGAATTTTTAGACATTTTAGAAGACGATAGTCTCTATCAGAGCACTATCAAGGAGCATTTAAAAGAAAGAAAAATTATTGTCAACGAAACTATTGATGACAATGTTATTGAAAATATATGTTTAATGATCATGAAATGGAATAAAGAGGATAAGGCACTTCCAGCATCATGTAGGAAACCAATTTATCTCTATCTCAATTCAGATGGTGGTGATGTTATTTCCGGGTACCAGGTTTTAAGCTCTATTAAGACGTCTGTTACTCCAATTATTACAGTGGGATTTGCCAAATGTGCTTCTATGGCATGTTATATTCTGGCCGCAGGACATAAACGTTACTGCTTCCCAAATACAGTAGTTCTTTATCATGATGGACAGACTGGATATGTAAGTTCATCTAATAAAGGTAAAGATATTCAGAAATTTTATGATAAATTAGAGCAACATCTGAATGATTTTATGGTAGAACATACAAATATGACTGCAGAATATCTTGAGGAAATCAAGGATCGCGAATATTATATGTTCCCAGATGAAGCAAAAGAAAAAGGAATTGTAGATAAGATTATTGGTATTGATTGTGAGTTATCAGATATTCTTTAATACTGAATATTATTTTAAACTTTCACAAATATCATTTTACTATTATATGTTCAATATGTCAAGGAGAATAAGGAGAAAATAACATGGAATTAAAAAAAACTGTTAAATATGATGGTAAACTCAAAGGTCTTCATATGGTAGACGAACAACTTGTAGATATGGATGGTGAAATCATTGATATTTTAGATATCTTTGAAAAGGCATATGGTGATAAACCTTTTGACATGTCTACTACTACTAAGACTGAGGAAATCATCAATCTTGATGAATTAGATTAAGGTATTTTATATGGATAATAACGAATTTCTAAAAGAACAGCTTGATCTTATTAAGAAAAAACAAATAGATACATCTATTGAGTGGCAAGATGTTGCAGATTTTCGTTCTAGTCATGGTAAAGAGCCAGAGCACCGCGATACAATTCGTAAAGGGTCTAAATTGCTTTTAGAATATATAGATGCAGGATGGGATTTATTCCCATCCTCTTCTATTCAATTAGGACGATTTTCTGATGAGATAGCTTTAAAAAAAGAACGTATTAAATTACAGACTGAAAAGCAAGAATTTAATAAATGGATTCGTGAGTATTCTAGGGATGAACTAATTGCCGAACATATTGTAAATGCTGTTAATCAATTACAGCCATTAAATGTACCAGGGTACATTCCTCCAGTACATATGAATAAAGAATATCTTCTTACAATTTCGGATGCTCATTTTGGAGTTGAGTTTGAGATTAAAGATTTATATGGAAATATTTTAAATGCATATAGTCCGGAAATATTCAAGAATCGTATGTGGGATTTATACAATAAAGTTATTGAGCAAATTCAAAAAGATCATATTCAAGTTTTAAATATTTTTGAACTAGGCGATGCCTTAGATGGAATTCTTCGTGCAAATTCTCAGCTTATGCAGTTGAGATATGGAATTATTGACTCTGCCATATTATATGCTGATTTTTTATCTACATGGCTTAATGAATTAAGTAATCATGTTCGAATTAAATTTCAAATGGTAAAACGTTCAAATCACAATCAGCTGAGATTAGTAGGACAGCCTAAAAATGCTTTTCCAGATGAAGATATGAGTAAATCCATATTGGTTTTTATGAAAGAACGTTTGAAGGATAATCGTAATGTTGAAATTATAGAAATTCCAACCGGTCTTGTATATGCACAACTTGCAACATATACAATTCTTGGAGGACATTTTGAGACAAAAAATCTAGGTGATTCTTTGAAAGATTTTTCAAAAACATATCAAGTGCCTTTGGATTATATTATTTCAGGCCATTGGCATAGTTTGGCTACTGGAGATGTTGGGATTAATTCAGAATATATTTCTGTACGTTCGATTATTGGTGTAAATCCGTATAGCTATTCAATTAATAAGGTGTCAAATGCAGGAGCCTCTATGTTTGTATTTGAACAAGGAAATGGTCTTGTAGATGAACATCATTATAAATTGTAAAGGAAAATATTTATGGAAACAAATAATGAAGAACAGTTTGTCGAGTTCGACGAAATATTAAATTTTATACATGAGAATACTGGATTTGATAAAGAAGTTATTGAAAAAGTGCTTGATGCAGAAACGAGATTTTTAATTAAATCTGGTATTGCTACTGAACTTAAAGAATAGTATGAGTGGCGTTGCTGCTTATATTATACATTTCAGGAGAGCGTTCTTGCTCTCCTATTTTCTGGGCGTATGGCGCAACTGGCAGACGCGCCTGACTTAGGATCAGGTTTTTGTAGGTTCGAATCCTACTACGCCCATTTTTTTATTATGAGTACAAGGAGGAGTTGTTTATGGCAACAACTAAGAAAATTGAGCCGGTAAAAATGACTCCGACTCAGATGAAGAAAAAAATAGAGGCGCTCGAAGAAGAAATTCGAGTATATAAAGAAGATACCGCATGGTGTTATATGTGCGGAAAACCTAAAAAGAAAAATAGAGAAAATTTTTATAAAAATACGGATCCTTTAGTAAAGTCTGGATATGCAGCTATTTGTTCTGAATGCGCTAGAAAGATTGCATTAAGAACAGATGAAAATGGAGAAGAACATAAACCGACAAAAGAATCAATTATTCTTGCTCTACAGTATTTGAATAAACCGTTTTTAGAAAATGTCTATAATAGTAGTGTTCAAGCAGCTGAAAGAAATGCTGGTATTCCAGGAGCAAAACAAAATGCATGGAGTACATATATAAGAACCATTGCAATGCAGCAATATTCTGGAAAACAATTCAAGGATTCTGATTTTTTTAAACAAAAAATTATATATGAAGATGAAAAGACTCCTGCAGATGTTATAAAAGGCAAGGAGTCCCAGGATAATTATGAAGGTTTTGAAAAGAATAAAGCTGATGTAATTAGGTTGATTGGATATGATCCATTTGAACAAGAAGCATTGTCTGATCAACCATTTCTATACTCTCAATTAATTGGGTTGCTTGATTCTAGTGAAGACGCAAATGACGATATGATGCGTACTGCTTCTGCTATTTCTATTGTAAGAGCATTTTTACAGCAATCGAAAATTGATAATGCTATTGCTACTTATATGTCTGACGTTCAAAAACTTAGAACAAATTCCGCTACAATAAAAACACTACAGGCGAGTAAAAAAGATCTTACTGCCATTATTAAGGATCTCGCTGCTGAAAGTTGTATTTCTTTAAAGAATAATAAAAATGCTAAAAAAGGTGAAAATACTTGGACTGGTAAAATACGTAAAATCAAAGAAATGAATTTGCGTGAAGGTGAAGTAAACGGATTCGATATCGGAACTTGTCGTGGCATGCGTCAGGTTATGGATATGAGTAATGCTTCTATATTGAAGCAGCTCCGATTGGATGAATCAGAATATTCTGATATGCTAGCAGAACAAAGAGAAATGATAACAAAGCTTCGTGATGATTTGGACAATTACAAAGAAATTTCTCGTATTTTATTACGTGAAAATATTGATCTTAAAGATTATATGGAAGAACATAATTTAATAGAGCCGGATAATTTAGTTGATTTGAATGAACTATTCTCCTGCTTCTCCTCTGATGAAGAGGAAGAAACGGAGGTGACTGGTGATGATGAATCCGGATCTGATTCAAGAGCTTCCGAAGCTTAATTATTGTGAACAGGGAAATAAGATTTTTGTAAAGCCTGGAGTTTACCCATTATCTTCACGCAAACTTGAAGGTTTTATGAAAATTGCAAATCTTCAGAAATATTATCAATGCAATCCTGTAAGATTTATAAATGATTTTTTTAATATAGAATTACTTGATGCACAGGCATGGGTAATTCAGAGAGCCTGGAACTGTCCGAATGTTTTGTTAGTGTGCACCCGTGGATTCGGTAAATCTACATTGATAGATATTATGATCATGGCGAAAGATATGCTATTTAATAACTATTGGACCTATATTGCTTCCGGTTCTGGATCGCAGGCTGAACAAACGTTCACAACACTTGAAAGGCTTGCGAATGATAATATAGATACTATGCTTGGTTCTACAGGTTATATTTTTAAGGCAGAAATTGAAATTAAAAATGCTGCTGGAGATGGCTTCAGTCACTCTTCTAATGGATTCTCATATTCCCTTTATAATGGCTCATTTACTCAAACACTTAACAGTAATGTAGATAAAAAAAGAGGTATGCGTGGTAGCGTTGTATTTGATGAATGTGGATTCCTTGATGAAGAAATGATGTCGGTATATGCAGCTTTTGCAATTGTAAATAAAAGCTTTAAGTCTGGTAAGGATCGTGATGGCAAATCAATCGATCGTAACCGTCTAAGATGTATTCCATCAAATATTCCAAACCAATTATTTTATATTTCTTCTGCTTCTTCTACAGATACAAAATTCTATAAGTTATATAGAGATTTTAGCAAAAGACAACTCATGGGAGATCCTGATTATTTTGTAGCTCATATTGATTGTGAAGTTGCATTTAAACCAACTATTCGTGGAGAAACAATGGAGCCTTTGTTAACACCAGGTACAGTAGCTGCAGAAATGCGTTCTAATCCAGAAAAAGCGCGTAGAGAGTATTATTGTGAATTTACTTCTGATGCAGGTGCCAATGCAATTATACGTAGAGGTGTTATTGCGCGTAATGAAGTGATTCGTAAACCAGTGTTATATAACGATACTGGTAAAAGAAAAATTGTTATTGCATATGACCCGGCTCGAAGTCGAGATAATTCGGTAATTTTGGTTTGTGAAATTTACTCTGAAAAAAATCAAGATGGGGATCTTGAATATAAAATGAGACTTTTAAATTGTATAAATCTTATTGATATAAGCAATAAAAAGAAAAAGAAACCTATGCAAACACCAGCCCAGATTGAATATTTGAAACAAGTTATTCTCGATTATAACCAGGGTGGGGATGAAAACTACAGCAATATTCTCGGAGTTTATATTGATGCCGGTTCAGGTGGTGGTGGTGTTAATATTGCTGACTACTTAATGCCTGATTGGAAAGATAAATCCGGTAAAACTCATAGAGGACTGATTGACAAAGAATATTCAGAAGAATATGTTAAAAAATTCCCAAATGCAGTCAATAAGCTTCATTTAATGGAACCAACTAAATACAAATCAGAAATGTATGAAGCCATGATTGAGATGATGAATCAGGATAAAATTGAGTTCACGGCTACATACGATAACAAAGGATATCTTACAATATTTGATATTGATAAGGATAAATATGAAAAAACTAAAAAAGATCTAATTGCCAAATATAAAAAACAGAAAATGACAGATGAAGAAATTGATTACAATGTTCAAAAAGAATTAGATAAACTTCAAAATGTTAAGAGCCATATTGAAAAATTAAATTGGCAAGAAGAAGCTTCTCTCTCAAGTATCGATGCATTAAAAGAGGAACTTGTAAATATGATCCGTATTCCACGACAATCAGGAAAAGATTCATTTGAATTGTGTCCTGAAAAAGCTAACCGTCTTCATGACGATAGAGCTTACGTTACATGTATGTGTTCTTATGCTCTTCAAACTGAACGCCGGAAAAATATTACTGCAAAACGTAAACCTAAAGTTGACAAATCGTTAGTTCAAAAACTTACGATTAGAAAAGGCGTTGTACATTCTATGTTCGAAACTTAATATAATTATATGATATTTCAAAGGAGGTGCTGTTACTTGGCTAGACAACAAGGAAATATTTCTGCAAAAAAAGTTTCTACTGCAAAAAAAATTGATCCAGCACCTTCTCAGCTGAATAATACGGCTGAAATGCGTGATTGGTATCAAAAAAATAAAAAAAATATTGAAAATTATGCTGCTGCTATGGAAGGAGCAAAATCTCTTCGTGATATCACTAAGACAAGCACTAAAGCAGTGACAGCTTATAGTAAGGACAGTCTTCGTACTTACCTGCAAAATATTGGAAGTAATGAAAAGAATTTAAGAAATTTATCAAGATATCTTTATTATCGATGTCATGCTTATTATAGATTAATTGCATATAATGCAAACATGTTTTGTTTAGATGCAAGATCTGTTATTCCGGAATATGATATGGTTGCAGGAGTAGATACGAATGCCATGCTTAGTTCTTATCAGGACACATTAAATGTGTTGGATAAGTTAAATCTTCAGTATGAGTTTTTAAAAGCTTATACTATTTGTTTTCGAGAAGATGTTTTTTATGGATGCGCTTATTATGATGAAATAGGAATGTTTATTCTTCCGCTTGATCCAGATTATTGTAAAATTTCTGGTATATACAATACCGGTGATTTCGCGTTTGTAATGGATATGAGTTATTTCAGATCCAGACAGACTATGTTGGAATTATGGGGTGAACCCTTCCAGTCAATGTATCGTGCCTATGAAAGTGATACTACAAATGGAAAGTGGCAGCCTATGCCAGATGAATATGCTATTTGCTTAAAAGCCAGAGCTGAAGATTGGGAAACTGTAGTTCCACCATTCTCTGGTTTATTATCTGGAATTATCAATCTTATTGATTTAGACGATCTACAGGCTATTGCTGACGCTCAGGATATTTATAAAATGATCTGGTTAGAACTTGAAACGATAACTGGTAGTGAGGATCCAGACGATTGGAAAGTTAATCCGGATATTGTTATTGAGTATTTTAACAGGATGATTAATGAATGCCTCCCTGACTATACTTCTGCTGCTATTGTGCCAGGAAAATTAGATCAGATTTCGTTTAATAATGATAAAGCAACAGATACGAACAAAATAGCAAAAGCTACAGAAACTCTTTTCAATTCTTCTGGTGGCGCTCAAATTCTTAATAGTGCTACCATCTCAGGTACAACAGCCTTTGGAGCAGCAATTCGTGCCGATACAGAGTTAGCTATTTCTATGCTTCTACCACAGACTCAGGGATGGGTTAACCGCTTCCTTACATATTGGGTCTCTAACCCAGCCAAGGTAAAATTCTTTGAAGTTTCTGCTTATACAAAAGATGAATTTAAAAAAGAACTTTTGGAGGGGGCGCAAAATGGTCTTCCTACAGCTCTTGCATACAATACTCTTAATCAATTTTCTGAAAAAGAAACTCTGGCATTAAATGTATTAGAGCAGCAGGTTCTTGGAATATCGAATTTATTTGTTCCATTGCAGACTTCATACACTCAAAGTGGTAACTCAGATACTGGTGGTGCCCCAACAAAAGATTCTACAGAAATCACAGACGACGGAGAAGCATCAAAAGATAAGGCTGATAAAGCTAAATAAGAGGATAATAATTATGGATAATAAGAAATTTATAATTACAACAAACGATGAATCAGCTTCATTGCTTATTCAGACTGGTTTTCATCTTGTAAGCCAGAATGGTAAACAGTGGACTTTTTTAAATGACAACAAAATGCTGTTTAACAATTTAAGCGATGTTGTTTATTCAGATAAATTATTTATTTGATTACTCCTCTTCTATTTGAGGAGAATTACTCAAAGAAAGGAGGAAAATCTTGAAGAAATTCTTAACTATTGACGATTTGATTGAATTTTGTATGAAGAATAATTTTTCTAAATTCAGCAGCAAAGAATCTAATGCAGAAATTAGTGTCCAAATGCCAGCAGTCGCTACATTTGGAAAGTCTGACGATAATAAGCATACAGAAGGATTATGTCCTTTTAATGCTACCGCATATCATGATCATGTTAACTTAAACAAATCTAATATCAATGAAGATACATTTAAGGAAAATACACAATCTATACCATATCGCCCTATTCTGGCAAATATCGTTGAAAATTCTGATGGTAATAAAGATTTTGGATCACATGATTTTACAGTGGAAACTGATGAAAATGGAGAAGAAAAAATCACTTATCAGGAACGTCCAGTTGGTGTAATCAAAAAAGATTATACAATTGAATATGATAAAGAAGCCGGAGTTAATAGAGCTGTAATTCAGGGATATCTTTGGGAAGGATATTGTCAGGACGCAATTGATATTATGCAGCGTAGACAACAGGTTGATTGTAGTGTTGAATTGAGTATTAGAGAATTATCATTTAATGCTAAGGATAAAGTGTTAAATCTGGATGATTATTATGTTAGTGGATTGACTTTACTAAATGAAAATGTTGGTCCAGGTATGGCTGGAAGTAATGTTCAGCTTGCTGATTTTGAATCAAAAAATTCTGTATATTCTAATTTTGATGTAAATACTAAAATGCTTGAAATGTTAGAGAAGATTAATGCTACTCTCTCTAATTTCAATAAAGAAAATGCTGATGGAAAGGAGGACAATCAGGTGAACAAATTTGAAGAACTTTTAAAGAAATACGAAAAAACTGTAGATGATATTACTTTTACATATGAAGGTCTTTCAGATGAAGAACTGGAGGCTGCCTTTGCTAAGGCGTTTAATACTGATCCGGCAGGTGATCCTGCTCCTACAGAACCAGAAAAATTCGTAAAATCATTTGAACTTTCTCACAGCGATATTCGTTGTGCACTTTATAACTTATTAAATGCATATGAAGAAGCAGATAATGATTGGTATTTTATTAATTCTGTATATGATTCTCATTTTACATATGAGAATTGGGATGGAGATAAAATCTTTGGACAGGCATATAAAAAAGATGGCGACAATGTTTCATTTGATGGTGAAAGATATAATCTTCATCGTGAATTACTGACTGATTCTGAATATTCTGAACTTCAGAATATGAGATCAAATTATGCTGCAATTTCAGATAAACTTGCTTCTTATGAAAAGAAAGAGGCTGACGAAGCTAAAAATGCACTTTTTGAGTCAGATGATTATAAAGGAATTTATGAATCAGAAGAATTCAAGGGTTTAAAAGAAAATCATACAGAATTTTCAGTTGATGAATTGAAGTCCAAACTTGATACTATATTGCTGTCATATGCTAAGTCTGGCAAGTTAAATTTTGCTGTTGAAGATGGTGATGTGCATGATGATAACGCCGGAAAAAAAACAGTAAGTAAAAAGACTTTTGGAAATCCATCACAGACTAAAAAGAAAAATAGATATGGATCTTTATTTGCATAATGCAAAATAACATATTTGTTTTATAAATCAGACCGTAAATACGGTCTTATTTTTTTGCCAAAATTTATGAAAGGAGAACAACATGATTAAGTACAGTATTGAAAAGCATGCTGTGGCCTTCCCTTCTAAGCTTGTTGCACAGAATGGCGGAGAACACATTTATAACATTACACTGACCTCTGATACAGATAATGGAAATCTTGTAGCAAGAGGCGATTTTGAAGATCTTGACCGTTACACAGAAGCTGCTGTTACTACATTTGAAGGTAAAATTCAGAAACAGGCTGCTAATGGTAATTGGTATGTAGAGGTTGTTGATCCAGGAGATGCTCTGTTTGTTTACATGCAGGCATTTATTGCAGAGGATTGGACAAATACATGGAAGAAGGAGTCTAACTTCTATAACGCAAAAGGAGACGTTGTAAGAGGTTATGCTCTTCATAAAGGTGATGTATTTGAGGTATCTGTTGAGGGATTCGATGGACAGCCAGCTGAAAAAGCGACAGTTACTTGTGAAAACAAGAAATTAAAAATTGGTTAATTTAAGGGAAAGGAGGAAAAAATCTAATGAGACGTAAAATGACTTTTGCTGATTTAAGTGCACATGTTCAGGAAGTATTTGCTAGCATGTGTAAAGATGGTGTTACACCAGAGGAAAATTATGAAGGCTTCAAAAAGCTTACATATGATCTGAATCATAATCCAAACGAAATGTTTGATGAAGATGGAAATAAAAAGACCAAACGAGACGCAGAAGATGCGGTTCGTAAATTTGTATATGCAATTATGGGACTAAACGAGAATTCTACAAAACGTGACAGAAATCGTGCTATGAAGAAACATGGTATTGAACTGTTCGAAGTTATGGAAGAAGAAATTGATATTAAAGTCGAAACAGGCTTTAAAGAATCAGAATTCTTCAATAACTATGTAGAGACAAGAAACCTTTCCCGCGGAGATCGCCAGGAATTCTGGACAGATGATAAAGTTGTTTTATCTACAACAAAAATTGCGGGCGATCATCATGACTTTACACTTCAGAGACTTGGTTCTGGAGAAAGTTATACTGTAACCACAAGTGTATACGGTATTGCTGTTGGTGCTGATATTGATCTGTATTTGGCAGGAAGACTTGATTGGTCTAAATTCACAGATCAGTGTGCTGCTGCTTTCGTTAGACAGATTCAGAATGATATTTATGCTGAAATGATGAACGCAGGAAAGAAACTTCCAGCTCAGTTCCAGGGCACAGGTGCTCTTTCAAATGCTACTAAGGACAAGCTGGATGAACTGCTTGAGGATGTATCTCTCGCAAATGATGGTGCTCAGGTAGTTATTATGGGTACAAGAACTGGATTACAGCAGTTCCAGAAACTGATGGATGTTGATTGGATCACAGACGATCAGAAGAAAGATGTTGCTACAATGGGACGTCTTGGATACTATGGTCCATATACATTAGTTGAAATCCCACAGAGATTTGCTCTGAATGATACAACTAAGAAATTAATGGATCCTAAGACTCTGTTTATTATGCCGCAGGTTGAAGATAAGTTCATTAAATTCGTTGATGTTGGTGAAACAGAAATCTATGAAATCACTGATAAGGGTGATCGTATGGATGATACAATGAAATACGAAGTACAGAGATCAATGGGCGTAGGAACACAAATCGGACGTTATTTTGGCGTTTGGACTTTAGCCTAATTTTTTTATTGTAAATTAATATTATAGTCGTGTGTCATATAGATGCACGACTATACGAATAAAAGGAGGAACTTTTCATGGCAACTACTGCAGTGAAAAAGACAAAGACTACTGAAACTGCTACTGAATCTGTTGCAGCATCTGTTACGGAACCTGTTACATCTGAATCAGCAAAAACAGTAGAAGTAAAAAAAGAAAAGAAAACTTATGCCCCTACTGATGGGATTCCATGTAAATCTATTACTAATGGTGGACTTTATATGCCAGGGCTTAAGTCAAATATTTTATACACATGGATTGATGCCGGAGATGTAATTGAAGTTGAATATCAGGATCTGCAGGCAGCAATCAGATCAAATAATGGTTATGTTATGAATCCATTTTTTGTTATTGAGGATGAAGAACTTGTTGCACAGTTTCCACAGCTTAAGAAAATTTATAATACATTATATTCTGTAGGTGATCTTGAAGATGTAATTACAGAACTTTCTCCCGGAGATATGAAGGCTACTATTCTTTCACTTCCGAAAGGGGCACAGGACTCTATTAAACATCTTGCTTCAAAAATGGTAAGTGACGGTAGACTTGATAGTGTAAGAAAAATTAAAGTGCTTGACGAAATCTTTGATACAGAAATGAGTATTATGACAGGACTATTTAATTAAAAATAAGGAGGTATATTATGCCTTCTCTAAATTACGAAGAAATATACTCAAAATTTCGATTAAAAGCAGAAGCTTATGATATTTTACAATATCGTGAAGATGATGTAAGTGCGGTTTTTATGCCGGAATATTTACATGCATCAATAAATAAACCTTATATTCGAAGACTTTTTTCTGAATTGAAACTTGGAGATACAGTTCAGGAATTGACATATATAATGAAATATTCTGTTGATGATGATTTTGATGCAGAATTTATAACTGATATCTTAGGTATAGGTATGGTAATTGAATGGATTACACCCAAAATTAACAGCCTGAATAATATTCAGCAGGTATTTGGATCTTCTGAGGAAAAATTTTATTCTCAGACTAATCATTTAAATGGTTTAAAAGATTTAAAAAAATCATTAATCAAGGAACAGAAGAACTTGATTAAAGATAGAGGTTATATATGGAATAGTTATCTGGATGGAAGTAATACATAATGGATACAATTTACGGACATTTTGATGATTTGCAAATTGAAGAATATAAGGAAAAATTACACAAAGAAATGTTTTGGCTTCTTTTATATAAGGACCCAAAAACAAAAGATGAATTTAAAAATGTTGATTTTGAAAAATATTTTATCAATTTAATGAAGAAAATCGATGGTTTGAATACTCTTCTCTTCTATCCTGTAGAAATTATAGCAATTATGAGTTTATTACAGGCGGCTCTCAATGAGACAAGAAGTGATGATTTTAATTATCGTTCTTACCGAAAATTGATACTAGATGCGCATTCGTTAGTAGACAAAATTAATTCTAGGAGTTGATTCTATGGTTACTGCAGAAATGTACAAAAATTATTTGTCATCATATGGCAGTAATCTAGCTCAGGTAAAGAAAAATCAGTCTGATGCAATTATGAATAATTCTTTTACTGCCGATGCACAATATAAAAGAGTTTATATTTTAACAAAAGATGGATGGAAATGGGAAGATGCTAAATATCAACGTCATGCCAAGCTTTCCATTCTTAAAGATGCAGTGGATTATTATTTACAATTTCGGCCTAAAGTACATTATCCAATAGGAAGTTATGTGTTTGTTCCTGATGATACTGACTTCGATATTAACATATCTGGGCACGAACTTGATAATCCACTCTCACTTCCAGACGAAAGAATTACACAACTGTGGTTTATTGTCGGTAGAGATGATGCGAATGCTTTTGTTAGATATAATATATTAAAATGTAATTGGAAATTTCAATGGATTTACGATAACAAATTATATAAATGTTGGGGTTCAAATAGATCAGCTAATAGCTACACAAGCGGTCGTTGGGATGATCAATATACATCTTCGCTTGATAATCTGACAGCTGCATGGCTTCCAGATATTTATTATGCGTATGGTAATAATTTATATGATTTAGGACTTAGTGACGATCGTACTATTATGCACGAACAACGTTTTATGCTTACGAATAACATTCTTGACCCAAAAGTCTATCAGGTCACAAAAATAATAGATCTTAATCCTTCTGGAGTAATTAAACTTTCCATAAAACAAGATGAATTGAATAAAAAAGTTGATAATGTTCAACTTAGAATTTGCAATTATTATAAAGGTTCTGGTGATCAAAAAACAGAGATTATTCAGAAACCTCAAACAATGATTACAAGTTCACAAATTGAATGGATGTATCTAAATGACGATGGTGAAATCGAGCCATTATTGGACCGTTCAAAACAGTTTCTTTATATTGGAAAAAATTCATATTTTGAATATAAACTTCCTTATGCCGATCTTACTTCTGAATGGAATATTAGTCTTGTTGACAAAAATTCCGAATATACAGAAGAAGAAAAATCATATTATGAAGGATTAATAAAATTGACTGTAATGGATAATGTCACTATATCACTTAAGCCTGGAAAAGCTCATAGTTTAATAGGCAAGAGATTTAATTTATCAGCCACAGATAATAACGGAGACAATCATTCTTCTATTGAAGTGGAGGTGCAATTAGATGAATAGAGATATATCACATATTACACGAGATCTTGAAAATAAGAAAAATAACGACATCATTTATAAAAAAGATAAACTGTTAAAACTATTCAATGAGGATCCTGATCTTAATGAAATTTTAGGAAAAAAAGATAAACGCCCGTTGAATAAATATACAGATAAAAATAATCCCACAGCTCAAGAACTAAATGAGCGAAATTTAATCATTGAATATAATAAACGAGTTGATAAGAAACAAATTCTTCCTATATTAAAACTGAATGGTATTAATAAAGAAGTATTAAATTTTATTATGTTTGATATAAATGATACTGATACATCATATTACAATAAGGCTATGAAAATACAAACACTTATAGTTATGTGTTTAGTTCATGAAGATGATCTTGATACAGAATATGGAATTGTACGAACAGACTTATTGAGTTATATCGTAAAAGATCTTTTATGTTGGACGAATTCTTTGGGAAATCAACTTAAATGTATAGATGATTATGGAGATATTATTGACTCTAGGTATTATTGTAGAACGTTGAAATTTGAAATTGAATGTCCTAATAATTTATATGCAGGAATGAATAACAAATATGACAATTTCCAAAGAATCTGAAATTGATGCACTGAAATTATATTTTGGTGAACCATTTGTTATCGAAAATGATACATATAATGACATTATAATTAATCAACCTACAATAGGAGATATCATAAAAAGTGGTGAGAAAAAGATTTATTCTACTATAAATATTTTTATTGCTAATCCTACTATGTATCGCATGCAATTATGGGATCTTGGTATTGATTGGAATAAAATGTCTGATTTTTCTTTATTTTGTATGCTTGTTCCAAGTATAGACTCAAAATCTACAAAGTTACTATTCGGTGATTTGAATTTCCAATTATTTCAATTGCAACAAACACAAACAGAAGACGGGGAACCGTTTTTTTATTTACTTAACAAAGAACAAAATGTTCAGATAGATGAAGCCGCATATCTACAGATGGCTTCGTATTTAAGAGCTATGTTCAACACTTACCCAAAAGTGGAAAAAGCCAGGGGAAAATCTACAAAAGAATGGATGATTGAAGAAGACCGTATGAGCTTCGAACAACACAAAAATGATGTTTACAAATCCACTCTTCTACCACTCATATCTACTTGTCTTAATCATCCCGGTTTCAAATATAAAAAAAATGAATTACGTGAAGTTGGCATTGTTGAATTTATGGACAGTGTTCAAAGATTACAAGTTTATGAATCTTCTACTGCTCTACTTAAGGGTATTTATAGCGGCTTTGTTGACGCTTCAAAGATTGATAAGAATGAACTTAATTTCATGAGAGAAATTTCTCTCAAAAATTAATTTCTATATACAAAAATTTTAAAGGAGGAAATCATAATGGGATTTACATTAGATGATATCGTAATTGATCGTGTTCAGTATGGTTTTGCCGAAGACCTTAACGGAAATCCATTATACACTTTAACACAGCTTCAGGATGCAACAATTAATATTAGTGCTGAGTCAACTGATGCAACAGATAACCAGGGAAACCTGATTAAACGTTTCTGGAAAGCTAAAACAGGTGAATTTACAGCCAACAATGCAATGATCAACCTGAATGTTATTGGAGCTGCTTCTGGAGAAGGTAAGAAAATTGCTTCTCAGGAGAACAAAATTGTTATGCCAAAGATTATCACCGTAAAGAAAGGTGAAAAAGCAACTCTGAAAGATATTGTTGAAGGTTCTGTAAAAGTAAATGCTTTCAGCGCAAATGGTTCCATGGGTACTGCATATGAGAAAGATACTGCTGCAAGTGCAGACAAATACGCTCTTACAGAAGGTGGAGAGTTTACACCTCCTACAGCTGAAGGTGTAGATACATACATCGTCAAGTATGATCGTAGTGTTGGAGCTGGTGTATCTATTACTAATAGAGCAGATAAGTTCCCTCAGACAGTTAAACTGACCCTGAAAGCTCTTGCTGTTGATCCTTGTCATTCTGACGTATTAAAGGGATTATATATCGAGCTTCCATCATTCCAGGTATCTCCAGAGGTTGAAATTTCATTAACAACTGATGGACAGCTTGCTTACTCTGGATCTATGCAGGTAGATTACTGTTCTGCTGATAAAGCTCTATATCATATTTACTGGGCTGATGAAGACGAAGAATAATTATTAGATAATATAATATTATTCTAATTACGGTCGGTATGTGTCATAGCATACCGGCTGTTTTACTATCCATATTCAAGGAGGAAAACATGGTTAAGAAAAATAATAAGAAATGCATTTTATGCGGGAAAACATATACATATTGTAGTCGCTGTGAAGAATTCGACCATCTTCCAAGATGGATGGAGATTTATTGCAGCGATAATTGCAGAACAATCTTTAATACACTGACAGAATATAATGCTGAAAACATTACAGCTAGAGAAGCTGCTGAAAGAATGAAAGATTGTGATATGTCTGATGTCAGTAAATTTCATGAAGTAAATCAGAAAATGATTGCAAAAATTCAGAAAGAAACTGCTGATATTAAATTACAGAAGATCTCAGAAAAAGATATTGTTGAGCCGGATTCTGTAGTTGACGAAGAAAATAGCGAGGAAATTGAAACTCGTAAACCAGTGCGTACAAGAAAACGTAAATAGTATTTGAATAGTGATTTTTTAGGGGTATGTCTCACTATTCGAGACTACCCCTTTTTTCACTTTTAAGGAGTAAAAGGATTATGAGAATACAATCAAATTTGAAGCCGCGTGATTATACGGAGAAAGAAGTCTGCAGGATTATAAATCCGAAGCAGCGTGATTTATATATTAAACATAGAGTATTTCCGATAGATATGTATCCAAGTGTTACGGATGACGGAAAAGACATTATTGTTTACATCTTTTTAATTGAAGAAACCAAAGAACTGTTTCAGCAATGGCTTAATCATACACTTGAATAAGGAGAAACTCTACATGAAAGAAAAATTTTTAGATAAACAAGTTTTAAGATATGTTATCGCCACTACTGTTTCTGGCAAACCAACATATCTCAAAAAGAAATTGCAAAAAATTGAATACAGTTTTGTAACAGATATTGATGACGCTACTAAATGCTCATCTTATGCTATTGCAGAGGCTGTAAGAAAATACTACGAACATGACACTCGTGATACTAATGCAGGATTGATTATTATTCCGGTTGTTATCAGTTATGAATTAGTAAAAGAGGTTTAAATATATGGATAAATCAATTATATTGACAATTGATCAAAAGACATTAGATTTGTATACAAAGTATTATTTTTTAGAACATCCAAGAGCCAAGAAAATTCCTATTGAAAAACCTTGGCATCCTTCGATTAATACTTGGATGATCTTACCACGTATACAGATGAATGCGTTAAAACAAAAGTGGAAGGAATTCGTAAAATTCTGGGTAAAAATAAATAAAATGGATAATAGGCAGTTAGATGATTTTGATCTCATTGTAACTGTCTTTTTTAATACAAAAAGACGACACGACGTAGATAATCAAATTCCTAAGTTTATTTTAGATGGGTTGACTGAGGCTGGGGCTATTGTAGATGATGATGAAAAACATCTGCACTCTCTCACTCTAAAAACCGGATACGACAAGGAAAATCCAAGAACAGAATTTGAATTTATCATACATGAACATACAGAAAATAAGGAATAAAAAGGAGATTTATTATGAGCGAAATAAATAAAGTTAATTCAGATACAATTGAAAGAAAAATTGATGTTCCAGAGTTTATCAGACGATATAATCTCTTGAAAACAGATGAACAGCGAGATGAATTTGTTAGAAATATTATTTGGAGAACATATTGTCCTGTTTTAGAAAAGAAACTTGTTCTTCAGACAATACTTGATAAGTCTATTACCACTGGAAAAAACGGGGTTCAGTATATTGATATGTTTTTATCTAAAATCAATATGACTACTACTATCCTTATTTTATATACAAAATTGAACATAGTAAAAACTGATGATAGTACTACAAATGCATTTCAAGATTATGATTTATTATTTGAAAATGGTTTATTAGATCAAATTTGTGCCATTGTTGGTGAGCATGAATTAAATGAACTTATGACTATTAACGGTTTACTTATGGATAATTTTCATGATGAAAATAAAACTATTGATGCATATATCGCAAAATATACAGAAGCATTTGCTACCACTGTTGGTGTATTTGCCAATGAAGGTATTTCTGAATTAATGAAATATATAACTGAAAATGGAATTAAACTTGACTTAAAATAAATTAAATTATATAGGGGTGAATGTGTATGGCCACAATTACTATGACATTAGAACATTATAATGCTATTGTAGACGAACTTTTAAATGGCTTAAAATCTTCAGAAAAAGAAATTGCAAAAGAGCTTTCTGCTTTAAAAACAAAAAAAATATACGAAGACGCTAAACGTGCATATAGTCAAATTATTAATAATTGGTATAATTCATATTCACCATTATATTATAATAGATTATATAGTTTAAAATCAGCTGCCGATATTACTATGTTAGATGAACATACTATAGATATATATTTAAACGAGGATCATTTAGGAGGTCATCATTTAAATAATGCAGGATTATATAATTTAACAATGAGACAAGGATATCATGGCGGTTCAAAATATCGCGGTCCACTTAATAAATGGAGTCACGAAACTAGACCTGCTGTAAAAACTTTCTCTCCAGTACGTGCAATGCAAAATTGGGCAAAATCTTATAGTAGTCCTCACGAAAAAGAAAAACATGTTGTGCAAATTGTTAAGAAATATTTAAGTAAATACGAACTTTTTAGATTGCTTTATGGGACGAGGTGATAATTAATGGGCGATCATATTATATTAAAAACAGATACCGATGTAACACTTATGGCTAACGGAATACAGAAAGGCACAAAAGATTTAATAAAAGATGTTGCGGATTTAAAAAAAGGACTTGATAAACTTAACGGAAAGGAAGTTACACTGACAGTTAAAGGTAAAGTCGATATGTCAGAAGTTGAAGCTGCAAAAAAGGAAGCGGCAAAACCAATCGAGACCCCAGTTAAATTAAAACTTGATGCCTCTGAAATAAAAGCACTTCAGAACCTTCCGACAGCAAAAGCAAAAGTGGAGTTCTTAATAGATAAAAAAGCTGTTAATGATATTGTAGCGAAAGATTTAAATAATGTTATTAATAAAGCAGCTACAAAAATGAATAGCAAGCTTCAGGGAATTACTTCTAAATCAATGGCATCGCTTGCAAGTTTGGATAAATTTTTACCAAATATCCCTGAGCTATCTTCTAGCAAACATAGGGCAATGATGACAGAGCTTAAAAAAAAAGGATTGTCCGATATATCTCAAAATGAACGTGCTCAAATTGAAAATGCATACAGACTTCGTAGTTATTTATTAGATAGTAAAAAAGAAATGTCTGAAAGAGGAAAATTTATTCCTCCATCTGAAAGTCTTTTTGCTCCTGATGCTTCATTATCTTTAGAAGATTATAATAAAGCACTTAATGGATTAATAAAAACAAGTAAGAATATTGTTATTGCCTCAGATTTATTTGAACAGTTAAATAAACAATTAGAAACAAACAAACGGAATATTCCTGTTGAACAGGATGTTTCTTCTAAAACAATGCGTAGATTATTAGGAATGGGTATCAAAAAAAATGATCCAGATTATGATCCAAATAACTATGCTCAATATCTGTTAAATCAATCATTAAATAAAGCAGGATTTTCTGATAATATTGATAAAATCGTTGCAAATCAAACACATAAGATAGAACTTGGTGTTACAAGTAATCATCTTGATGCCATATTTAAAAAATCACAAAATGAAGGGCTTTCTAAAAAAGATTATTCTGAATTAGTAAATAGGTATATAAATAAGAATCTTGCAGAACTTGAAAAAGATATTTTATCAGATGACCAATTTGGTGAGATTGCATTAGGAAGTATATCTGATATTAAGAAAAAAGCAGAAACTCTTAACGATTCATTAAAGACACGAAGAAAAAATAAATTCATTGGTCTTATGTCAACATATCTTGCTAAAGGCGGATCTGGTATAAACAATGAGGAATTTTATAAAGCTCTTCTATCTGATATATCAGAATATGATAAAGATATTGATGCAAGGGGAAAACAAAAAGCAATTGAGCAGGCTGTTCAGAAACAATTAACGGAACAGAAAGCTGCAGAAAACAAAGAAGAAAAATCAGTTCCTAAGAAGACAACAAGAAAAAGAACTGTTAAAAAGAAAGAGTCTATTCCTGCTCAGACAGATGTTGAAGAGAAAGATGCTTCTACATCTACTCCTGCTACTGCTATTGAGTCTAAATCTAAATCTGCAAAGTCGAAAGCAAAAAAAGTTTCAAAGACAACGACATCTAAATCTGCAAGATCAAAAGAGAAAGAAACTCAAGAATTACTTGATCAATTAGGGTCTCTTGAAGGCGAATTAATGCGGGCATATGATGAATACGTTGATAAAAAAGAAGCATACAAAAATGGAAAATCTCCTTTTCAATATGCTAATGCTCGTGAAAATTACAGAACGACTTATATAAAGATGCTAGCAGCACAACTTCCTGCATCAAGTTTTAAAAATATCACTGGTAAAGATCCTTTCAGTATATTAAAAGCTAAATCACTATATGATCATGCATATAATACAAGTAGACAAATTTTCGGAATTAAGGATTCTTTGCATGATTTAGGTTATACAAGAGATGCGTATCCTGAAATGTTTGATTCACTCGATGGAATGGCTCGTAAAATTATTACTGTAAATAATATGCGATATAATAATCGTAACAAATCAAATGGAGATACGGATGAAATTGTACAAATCATCAAAGATGTTGAAAATCAAGCAACTCAACTTGAGGATATGGTTCGTGCAGATGGACATTCAGGGTTTACTTTAAAAGGGATTCCATCTATTCAAGAACCTTCTAAAGGAAATATTTCTAAACCAAAATCTCAACCGGCTCTTGAAAACAAAGAAGAAAAACAGATTCAGCAAAGTAAAGATGTCGCAAAAGCTAAGGAAAAGGAAGCAGACACTGTTGTTGCTGCAAATGATAAGATCGCTAAATCTGAAAAGAAAGCTGCTGCGATCGTAGCTTCTCCATCTACTCCGCCAACTCCTCCTAAATACAAAGTTGTTTCTGCTCCAAAATTAGCTCCTATTAAAAATAATGATGTTATAGATGAAACTAAAAATACTGCAGATGCTATTACTCAATCAGCTGACGCTGTTATAGAAGCGAAGAAAAAAGAATCGGATGCTGTTGTAAATAGTAATGATAAGATTGCTAAGTCTGAAGAAAAAGTCGCAATCAAGACTGTATCTGGATTAAAGAATAGTAATTCTAATTTAACAGAAACCCCTGTTACTCCTCCAGAATTAGATGGTTTAAAACAACTTTCTCAAAGGGAATTTGGCGACGCTCAGAAATATATTAAGGTGTATGAAGATACCAACAGAACTATATATACCCTCACTCAGACATATAAAAAACAGTTCGATGCTAATGGTAATCTCTTAGCTGAGGGATATGAAAATGCTATTGCATATTATGATAGTTATGAGAAACTTGAGGGAGAAGCTGTTAAATTAAGTAAAAAGATTAACTCTAATTATGCGAAACTTGATACAGAAAGATATAAACCCACTAATAAACAGAATCCTAATTATCTTAAAAAGTTACAGGATGATATCAAATCTGATCAACAAGACTTATCTGAATTACATAGAATTGCAAGATTAAATGCATCTCTTCCTGATAACGATTATATGTATCAGAACTTTACTCAAGCACTTCGAAAAGGATCTGCTGAATCTGCCAGATCACTATCTGCAACTCGTAAAACAAATCGTGATAATTTCAATGTAAAAAAAGATACACTAAATACGGATATTTCTAAGCAGATTTCAGATATAGAATCTCTTGGACAGGCTGGAGCAATTGCTGCTGAAAAACTTCAGGGTATACAAAAAAGTTTATCTACTATTACTACTCCTGCTGGGTTAGAGAACGTTCAAAAACAAATCACAGATATTAATGAGCAGTTTGATTCAAATAAGGCTCGTGAATCTGCTTTGAATTATGTACATAATCTGGAACAGGGATTGACAGGGAAGCAGAATGTTGTTATTGGCACTAAAAATGCTTCTGATAATTTTACCGGAAGTATCGAAAACGGTAAATGGATTGGTCCATTAGCTGGTTTAAATAGAGATTTTGAATCTACTTCTGCTAAACTGGATGGATATATTGCTGATGCAGAAAAACTTGGAGACGTTGGTGAAAAAGCCGCTGACTCATTTTCTACTTTAAAAGAAAATCTTAAGACTTGTTATACAGAATCTGGATTGAAGCAAATCCAAGGCGATATGAAAGTAACTCAGGCTCAACTTACTGCATCTAAAAAGCAGGCTGATGCCATCAAAAATTCTGATATCGCAAAACAATATGACAATGCTATTGATAAGGCAAAAGAAGTAAAATCCCTTAATGCAGAATTGCTTGGATATAAAAAAAAACAAAGTCAATATTCTAAAGGTAGCGATACATACACAGAAATTGGAAATCGAATTACTGAAACAGCTGAGGCAGCCAAAAAAGCAAATGATGCATTTGAGAAGTTAACTCAAAATGACTTTGTGTCAAAGAATTCTGAGGCATTAAAAAATGCTGGAAAGAATGTTGAAGATTATGACAAAGTTGTTCGTGAGATGAAACAGGCTCAGGCAGATGTGTCTGGATTTGATGAAAAGGTTATTCAAGCTAATAATAAAGAAGTATTTACAAAACAGTATACTCAAGCTATTGAAAAAGTAAAAGAACTAAAATCTGCTATGCAGGATTTGTATAGCTTTGAAGCAAAGGGTGCAAAAGGTCAAATTTCAAGTGATGATTTTATCTCAGGATTTACTGATAGATTTAAAAATATAAAAAATCTCAAAAAAGATGTTGACGAATTCAAGAAAAATACATACCAGAATAATAAGGATGATGCTGATAGTGTTCTGGATCAGTTGCTTTTTGGTAATTATGAGAAAGCATTTACCGATTCTGAGCAGAGTATGTCTGATTATGAGAATAAAATTACTACTCTAATGACTCAGGCATATTCCCGTCAGAGAAAACTTAGCAATGATTTATATAAAATGGCTGGCAATAAAAATTATTCTGAACAAGAATATACTGAAAAAATGAATCAGCGTAATGGTGTTCAGGCTACATATGAAGCATTAAAAGCACAGATCAAAAATTCTGGTAAAAATATTGATTCAGATAGTTTAATTTCAGATATAAAAAATGCCTCCGATCTTGACAGAAATAATATTCTAGGAAATTTAAAAGAGTCATTATCTAGCCAAATAAATGATTTTGAAAATTCTCTCAAGCATATGCAGAATACTATGAATCTTCCGGATGGTATTGCTTCATTAAAAGAGAAATTAGAAAGCGCATTTACATTTGAAAATGGAGCCGATAATATTGGCAATTTCAAAAATAGAATGCAGGATTTTTATCAAACTTTTGATTCTCTTAAGGGAAGTTCATTTATACAATTTGCAAATGAATTTGGAACCGCTTTTGATAGTTTAACTAAGGCAGAAAATTCTTCTGGTAAGGTTTCGGCATATACGGATAAATTAAATGGTTTTGTTGAATCATATAATGATATTGTAACCAGGTTTCATAATAAAGAAATTGATACTAGCCAAGCTCAAGATGAAATTTCTGAATTAGCATCTAAAATGCAAGATTTTCAAAAAGTTGCTAAAAATTATGATAAAACAAATAGCAAAGGAACTTATTTAGAAGGAACAAAAGGACTGGTACAAGATACAAAAGATGTTGAAACAATGCTTACAGAGTACGCTAATTCTATCGGATTAACATCTAAGATTTCTTCATCTATCAATGAAACTACCGGACAAGTAAAGATGCAATTTGCTGATATATCTGGTAATGTTGTTACTTTAACTGGTAATCTTGAAAAAGCAGGAAATGCAATGCGCATTATATCTAGTACTGCCTCCAAAGCATCAACCGGGATGTCTTCATTCGGAACTTCTATTAAAGGAATGGTATCAGGGAACTTTAAAGGTGCTATTGCAGATATTGCAAGTTATGTTTCTTATTTCCAGGTAACCATGAAAGCAATTCAGCAGGCCAAACAAGGCTTCAATGATTTCTTAAATTTCCAAAAAGACTTAACAAATGTTAGTTATACAATGAATTTATCGCCGGATCACTTACAGAATCTTGGTACTTCTGCAATTGATATGGCAAAAGATTTATCAATGTCCTTGGATAATACTATGGACATTTATAAAATCTATGCAAACATGAATACTACTGCTTCTGAAATTCAGCAGACAGCTAAACCAACTGCTATCTTAAGTAACTTAAGTAGTGTTGATGCCTCTACTGCTGCCGATCAGGTACAGGGTATTTTACAGCAGTTCCATATGTTAGAAGATGGATCTACTACTGCTGCTGATGCCTCTATGCATATTGTCGATGTTCTGGATAAAGTTTCCGGAAGTGTGGGAATTGATTACGCTAAAGGTATCAAAATTATTTCTGATGCTGTACAGGCTTCCGGTCAGGTTGCTTATGATGCAGGTATGTCATATGAACAGCTTGCAGCTATTACTGCTAAAGTATCAGAAAGAACTCGTGAAGATGGATCTTCAATTGGTAATGCTTTGAAGACAATTATCACAAGAACTACAAAAGTCGGTAAAATGCCACAATATGCCGACGAAGTTGACAATGCAACTTTATCTAATGCTTCTGCATCTCTGCATGCTATAGGTGTAGATGTTTATAATCCGGATGGATCTGACCGTGGTATCATTACTGTTATGTCTGAGCTTAAAGATAAGTGGGACGATTTAACTGACGCACAGCAAGCCAAGATCGCATTCGATGTAGCAGCCTAAATGTGGACTGTGTATGAAGAAATTCATACTGGAATGATTTTAATTGCAGGTAATGCCTTAATAGGATAATCCTATCTATATAGTATAAATATTATATAGAGCCTTGCACCACAATAATTGGGAAACTAAATTATGATGGTTTGAAAACGCAAGGATTGGCTGTTCATGCAGCGAAGCACCCTAACGTATCCCGTAGATCATACGGTACTTGAGTCGAGGGTGAACGTTCAACGACTAGATTCTCGTCGAGCTATAGACAAGAGAATAAAGGTGGAAATCCTGAATATCTATAGCAACAATCGTAGGGCGCAATCGCAAATGGCGTGGGTGAAAACCCCTTAAATCGAAAAGGACACCCTAAACCGTAAAGGTCGGTAGGTGAAGAAATAGTCTGGTCTTATATGAAAGTATAAGGATATTGTTAAAAAAAATAAATTATGAAAAAATTTGATAAAGAATATTCTACTCAATATACACCTGAGAAGGAGTATTTATGGAGTATTGGTATAAAGCCTTCATTTATAAAAACAATAAATGAAGTGACTACATATAAATACGAAAAAACGTCAATGTTATTTAAAGCACTGGCGATTTTTTATGCAAAAAATTGATAATAAATGGAGTGATAATATATGAAATGGACTTCTGAAAAAGAAGAATATTTAATAAATAATTGGCAACATCTATCTGATGACGAATTAGCCGAAAACATTGGCACCACAAAAGGTGCAATCATAACTAAAAGAAGACGATTAAATTTAATTCGAAAAGAAAAGATTTTACGTAATACTAAAAATTATTCATATAATGAAGTAAAAGACCAATTTTCTAAAAAGGGATATATCCTTATTGATAACAGGTATAAAAATTATACTACTAAAATGAAATATATCTGTAAAAAGCATTCTGAAAAAGGCATTCAAGAAATTAATTTGTGCGATTTATTACGTAATCGAGGGTGTTATTATTGTGGCAGAGAGCGCACCATGGAAGACAAAGTTTTTGATACAGAACATTGGAAAAATGAATGTCAAAAACATAATTTCATTTATATATCTCATTCGCATAAAAATGGTTATACATATATAAAGTATATTTGCAATAAACATAAGGATAAAGGAATTCAAGAAAAAGAAGGATATACACTTTCTAAATGTCCCGGATGCCCATATTGCAAAAAGACATTTTTTGAAAGTGCGATTGGTGATATATTAGATAAATGGCATATTAATTATGAAACACAAAAAAGATTTTCAGATTGTAAAGATAAAAACCCTCTCCCATTTGATTATTATATTGAAGATTTTAATATTGCAATTGAATATGATGGGGAGTTTCATTATAAACCAGTTATGCTAGGCAAAACTTTGACATATAAAACTGCATATGAAAATATGATAAATACTCAAAAAAGAGATAATATCAAAGACACATATTGCCAAGATCATAAGATTAATTTAATCCGTATTCCATTTTGGGATCAAATTTATATGGAAGATATTTTATTTGATAAATTGGTTGAATACGGAGCACTAATAGAAGAATAAAAGGAGAAAATTTTTAACAATATCATGTAGTGTTGCGAACTACATTAATACGACGACACGTCAGACAAGTAAGTTTAAGTCTATGCTTGATGCATTCACAGACTCCATGTCACTGGCAGAGGAAGCAACAACCGCAAATGGTAATGCTGAAGCTAACCAGGAAAAATACATGGAATCAACTGCTGGTAAACTACAAGCAATCAAAACACAGATGCAGGATTTCTGGGTTAATTTCTATAATTCAGGTAGTGTAAATGGTGTTCTTGAATTTGTACATAGTTTAACAGAAGGATTTACGTCACTTGAAAAAACACTTGGACCAATACCAGCATTACTTACTGCTGTATTTGCAGCAATGACAGTAAAAAATGCAACAATGGCAGGATTAAAATTCCTGAGTGGTGGAGGTCTTGCAACAGTCGTAGGTTGACCCAAAAATCTAAGGGTTACAAGTTATTTTCCGATTTTTAACGATGAGCCTATCTACATAGAGATTTATATCAATGTGTGGAGAATAGCGACTATAAATAAATAGAGGATTAATACGTCGAACTCACTATTCTATGCTGATTGCATAGTGAAATGGGCGAAAGCTCGTGACAACGCACGTGCCAACCTGATTAACGATTTAGTCATATGTGAAACGTTAGTAACAATTACGTAAGTAATGACGAGGGAAACATATAAATAATCAGGAGGAGTAGAGAGAGCACCCTTCCTCGGAGTATATTTTATATACTTTTAATGAATGTTCCATGAGCGGCACTTCTCTTCTGCCGAATCGCTTTATGCGAAAGAGAGAAATTATATTTGATAAAAGAAAGACACCGCGGTGATCAAGCGCAGTGTCTGTAAGATAAGCTTTGAATTTTAAATTATTGAAATTTAACCTTTAAAACTTTAATTGTGTGGGTTTCACCCCACACTACCAGAGTTGTATTTCTACTTCTCCGGTGTCTCGCTTGCAAACTCGCAATTAAAATCAATACGTTGTTCTTCTAGGTTTATTGATGTCACGAGTTTGATTGGATTGTGCTGTAACACCATCCATAAAGCTGCAAGTAATGCTAAAACCCTAATGATTTTTTTAATTGCTATCTTTGCAAGCTTAAATTGATGTTCTTCTTTTTTCATGTTCCACCTCCCTTCTGCCATATGGCTAAAGTAAATATAAGTGGATTTTGATTTCGGACAGAACATCCGATTTTGATATTTATGATTGTAGGTGTGTGCAAAGCCGAGGCACACTCTCGGCTATCCTACAATTAGTAAATATATCACTAGACTTTATTGTTGTAAAGTCAGAACGTAAGTTCATCATTTTTCATATGTCATGCATCCAATGATTAGATATCGTTTTGTCCTACCATATTCTTCTGAATCAGTTTGGGCATAAAGTGTGTAGATGTTTTCAAAAGGTTTCGGAACAGGTTTTTTACAAAACGGAGCCGAATGTAAATTTTTTCCATACGGATCTAATTCTTTTCTAAAATTGTCAAGAAAATTCTGTTTTTTGGTTTGTATTTCATAATCCGACCTATTCTTCAGGTCTGACATTGTAATAGAATATTCTGTTTGACAATATTTGCCGGGAAAAATATCTTGGATGACAATAACTTCACATCCACATATGTCAAGAATTAAAAATGGTTTACAGGAACAATAAAATTCTGTGAATACCCATCGTGTACTTCCATATGAGTTCATTGATATACTATTTTCAGGAGTAACTGTTAATGATAAATTTGCAATATTTTTATGCAATGCTTTCGTATAAATATCTTTGACCGGTTTATACTTTGCATATTTGCTTTGTGAGACAGAAATTAATTCTTGAAAATCGTCTGGCAGATTTGAATTTATGTGTCCAATCATTCTTATACTAAGGCTTATATAATCAGGATCAGATATTGATAAACCATTATTATGTACCAGAATTTTCCTTAGAAGTTTTTTATCGACAATTCGATAATCTTCCCAGAGAGTATTTGATTCTTCTTTTAATTTTAGAACATCTGGAGTATTAATTTCATCCCAAAATGATTGCTTAATTTGTTTTTGAGATTCACCGATTTCTATAATCTTTTTTATTCTATTGATTTCTTCTGGGCTATAATTTTCAGTATACATATGTACTCCATTCTGAAAGTAGGTGTTTATATGATTAGCTTAACAAAAAATAATAACATTATTATTCCGTCTCAGATTCAGTTTGAAAACCAATTTGCCGTCTTGGGGCTTCTGGAATCTCCTTTGGCTGCGCGCTTAAGAGAAAATCCAACTGATTTATATGTTGTATCAGTTTCTGCGGTTTGCCGTAACTGTCCTCTCCGTAAAACACGATTAGGTTGTACCCAATGTAGCCGACTTTGTTGACAATTATATTAACTGTTTCTCCAAAATGAGCTACCGCAAGAACCATATCATCTTCGTCTGGTAACGATTCTTGATAAGAACATAATGCCTCATATAGTTTTTGAGCGATTACAGGAGCAGTATTTTCATTCTGAATATCAGCAGATAATTCTTGTTTCATATGAAGTCTACGTTCTTCTACATTTTCATAAAATCCATTTACAATATTATGCATATTCATAGTATTTCCTCATCTTCCTGGCCACCATTTGTGACCGCACTTCTGGCAGAGATTTTTCTTTTGAGATGCACCAATCCAGCCAAAGAGTCCGTAACCTTGTTCTTCTGTTGTGACTGATGTGGAACCACAGCGTGGACAATGAACGACGTTTTGGTAAGCTGGTGATTGTTTCGGAATTGGAATCGGATAATTATCAGTATTAAATTCAAAATATTCAAAACCATGGTTGACACATTCAACAAAAAATTTATATGTCAAGTGCATCTTGTCATTTTTTTCCCACCAGTTAAAAGTTTTACATATTTCATGAGTAATATCTCCGCCGAAGAAACTTTTATCTCCACCAAATTCAGGAGTTTTCTTTTTTATCAATTCTGGATTTAAACAACAACGATATTGCCAAGATGCTCTTTTATAAAGTCTTTGTTTATTTTCTTCTGAAATCATATCGTATTGTTTTTTTATATTTGATATATCATATTTTGTACCATTAACTAAGACAGTATTTGTTTTTTCATTGTTAGTAAGAGGATATCCGCAATGAGGACAAGTTTTTGCTTTATCTGATACTTCTTTACTACATTCTGGACATTTAATAAGAGCCATTTATTATTTCCTCCCTTTTATGCATTATTATACACTTTACACTCGCAAATGTCATTAGGTAAAATCGGAAAACTAACTAATGTATTTAATGCATTTAAACAAAGTCCATTTAGTAATAAAAGTGACATGATTTCTTCCTTAGCTGCTTTCGGGAATATTAATAAGGCTGCTAGTTATCTTAATAAAGTTAATTCAGATGGAGCCATTAGTAATACTGCTTCTAAAATGTTATTATATAAAGCCTATGCAGCATCCGGAATAACAAAGGAAGAAGCTGGAGAAGCACTAAATAACAATCTTGCTGGTTCTTCAAAATTTGGATTATTAGGGAATATAAAAAATGTTGGTTCAGGTATTGCAACAGTATTTAAATCAATTGCTCCGATGATGATTCCTCTTATTATTGGTGCAGTAGGTATTAAAGCAGGAAAAATGCTTTGGGATAATGTACTCACTGATAATGCAGCACAAAAGAATCTACAAGAATCAGTACAGAAATATAAGACTGAAAAATCAGATCTTGACAACCTTCAGTCACAAAAAGAAACAAATAAACAACGTGTTTATGAATTAAGAGCTAAAAGCAATCGTACTTCCGCTGAAGATAACGAATTAAATAATTTACTTAATGAGGATTCTATTTTAGATACACAAATAGGATTAAAAAAAAGGACCGTTACTTCCGCTCAGAAACAGCAGGCTCTTGACGCAAAAAAAGCCTTAGAAAAGCGAACCTTCCAAGGAGAACTTTTTGGCAAATCACCATATCCAGTATATCAAGATACTAATATTGGATATGCTCAGAAATTAATGAGTGGGCTTGAGGATGAAAAACAAGCTAGAAAAGATGTCCTTAATAATAAAGAATGGTCATCAGAACGAAAAGAAGCTGAATTAAAAGCGAAAGATAAAACAATCGCGTCATATGAAACTGAACTTGCTGATGTTATGTCAGATATCTCAAGTAATGTACAGGATCTTTATGATGAAGATGGAAATTTGATTGACAAGAAAAATACACAAGATCTTGCAAACAATATCAATGATTTATTTAAAGCGTATTCTATGTTAACCAATTCTTCTGATTATGTTTCAGATAAAATGGATAATATTTTTGCTTTAAGTAAGTTTTCCAATTTAAAAGATAAGTTAATCGAAGCTGGAAAATCTGGTGGAACGGATGCTATTAAGGATTTAATTAGTCAAACTAAAGATCTTGATGAAGCTATGAGCAATGCTGGAATTGATGCGGATGATTTGGCAGATGGAATTATGGCGATAGCTGATCCTGATGCTAAAAATCTTGAAGGCATCAAGGATAATCTTAAAGATATTTTTGGCAAAAAATATAGCTTCTTTAAAGATAAAAACGACGAAGATATTGAAGGATTCTGGGATTATCTTCAGGATAATAATTTTAACCCAGAAAAAATGAAATGGAGTAAAGAAGATATCTCTAAGAATTGGGAAAATTATCTTACTTCTAAAAACCCTACCGAAATTATTGATGACACGACTTTTGCTTCTCGTTTCAAAAATTCCGCTGAAGATACAGCGACTGATCTCGACACAATAACTGACAATTTCCAGACAGATATGTCAAATATCAAGTCTTCAATGGATTCTATTAAATCCGGTACATTCCAGAATTCAGATATTACCGACCTTATTCAACAGTTCCCGGAGCTTGCCACAGAAACTGATAATCTGCAACAGGGATTACAGAACCTAGCGTTTGATAAAGCAAGTACCGCTATTGGCAAAATCAGAGATTCTGTAAAAGATGTAACTGATCCGAAAGAACTTGCTGCTGCAAATAAATATATCCAGAGTATTATGGATACTATGGATCTGAGCGATTTCGATGTTAGTAATAGTAAACATACAAAAGATACTATTATCAGTAATTTAAAAGGGGACTCTATTGGTCCTATTAAATCAGCTTCATTGATAAACCAATTATTTTCAGAATATGGTGACGACAAAGTAGCAATGCAGGCAATTATGAAATTGTCACTTGATCCATCAATGGCTGATGCAGATTGGGAAATTTGGAAATCCAAAATTGAAGATACTAAAGTACAGATTCAGTTAGATACTTCAGCTAAAAATTTGGATAATCTCTCAAAAGAACTAACTCGTCTTCAGACTGATGCTTCCGATCAGCAAACAAGACTGAATAATAAATCTGCTTATAATATGAAAGCTACTGCTTCAGATTACACCAATTTAATTGAAAATGGTGACAAACAGATTGAGAATCTTAATAATCAGATTCAGGAATATCAGAATAGTATCGATGCTTTAAAAAATAGTAAAGGTTTATCTCCTCTTTCTGATGAAGATAACGAACAGATTAAGCAGTATCAGGATCAAATTCAGGCAGCTAACATGTCTATTGAAAACATGAAGGCTTCTCAGGCCGATTGGACAAAAACAGCATTTAATCTTCCAGTAACTGATATGCAGAACACTGTTACCGCTCTTACATCAGCTATTAGCGAAATGCAGACAGAAACAGGTCTTACATCTGATACTATGGATAGTCTTAGAACACAATTCAGTGATCTAAAAGATGCTCATGTTGATAATGTATTCGATCGCACTGCAAAAGGTTTGAAAATCAACACAGAAAGAATGAAGGATTATCTGGAACAGCAGAATGAATTCATGAATTCTGATTTTGCACAACGGATTCAGGATTATCAGGATCAATTATCAGCAGGTAACAAAGATTATACTCAGCAAGGATTAGAAAATCTTAAAAATCTGCAGGCACAGTATTTTGCTCAGTATCAGGAGGCGGCAAAACAATTCTCTGATTTCCAAGCTATGGTTAATGCCGACAATCTTTCTACTGAAGGCAATGAATATACTACAGCTAAGAGTTATCTGGATAATGCAAAAGATCTGTATGATAAAGGCTTAGTTGGTACCCCTCAGTTTAAAGCAGCTGCAAAATATTTCTCTCAGAATGGTTTTGAAGATGCTGATAATTTCATTGAGAACTACAACAAACTTAAGAATTATTATACTGATGATGCTTCCGGTCCAAAGAGATTTTTAAGCGATCTTGAGGCTAAGGGGTTAGCTACTTACAAAACTCTTGAGGATGGAAATCAGCAATGGATGTACTCTTTCACTGATACTCAAGAAGCTGCAGATGCTATGGGTATGAGTCTTGAATCATTCGAATCTATGTTTGGTAGATTGAAAGATTATGGCGATACAAATAATTTTGTATCTTCTCTTGAAGAAGGTGCCCTGAAATCTGAAGAGATTGACGATAAACTCATTGATGCTCAGATTAAAATGGGAAAACTGAAAGCCAGTGGTGCAGATCAGTCTGCTCTGGACGATCAACAAGCAGTTATTGACAATTTAATTGCACAAAAAACCGGTATTACTCAAGCTATATCTGACTTCAAAGATGGTACTGTTGATCGTAAGATTCAGGATATCAAGGATGCCAAAGGTTCTATTGACGAATTAAATCAGTACATAAAAGATAATGGTATTGATAAAGATTCTGATTTAGGCAAGAAATATATCGAATCAATTCAGGAACAAGCTAAAAAGGCTGGCATTAAATTAACACCTGAATTTGAAGTTGATGAGGCTGCTTATAATAAAATGATCCAGGGTTATGAAGCGAAGGCTAAAGGGCAAAAAATCAAACACTTCCAGGATGTTAACGAAGGAATTGAAAGTGGTAATACTGGAGATTACTCTGATTCTGATGTTGAACTGGTTAATAAAATTAAAGATGCTCAGGAACAGAAAAGTGAAGCATTACAGAACGTTATTGATGCTGTTAATTCATTGGATAAAGATCAATGGAATGAAGCAAGCCAAATTGAATTAGGCAATGGAGCTTATGAATCTGAGGATCAGGGTATTCGTAATGTTGAAGATGCTCTTCAGGGACTTTCAGATCAATTTGGACTAACAAAAGAACAGGCGACTGCTCTTCTACCGGCTCTTGAAGCTTTAGGTGTTGTTAATATTGATCCTAATGTTGATATGACCGGGCTTGATGAATTGGATCAAGCTACTCAGGACGGAATGGCTTCATTGCGTCAGATGCAAGCAGATGGGGATATTAAACTCTCATTTGATGTGGATAGTAGTATAGAAGGATTATCTGTAGATAAACTACAATCACAAATTGGTGAATTAGAGCATATTAAAGTAAATTTTGACGTAGATTCATCTGAATATAAAGCAATTCAATCTATGATTGATCAACGTGAAATGCAAATGCATGTTCAAATTGCAGTAGATAAAACCGGTGATATTGATAAATTATTATCTCTTAACGACGAAGAGTTGGCTCAAAAAGCTGAATTGGACGTAGATGTCAATACCGAAGATGGTAAAGCTAAAATCGATGAATTACGTTCAAGTCTGGAATCTTTATCAGGTGATACACCTGCTGTATCGGTTAAAATTGACGAAACTCAATTCCAAGCATTGACAAAAGAACAACAAGGCCAAGGAACTGTAACTTTCAAACCAGAACATCACGAAGTAGATGCCTACCTTGCTGAAGAGAAAAAAAGCGAAGGAAAAGTAAAATGGTCTAATGAGACAGGTTTAGTAGATGTTTATGCTGCTACCGAACATTATTCTCATGGTACTGTTCATTGGGGAAATGATATTTCTGCCGTTCAGACTTCATTCACTGCTACCGGAACTGTTAATTGGATAAATTCAGGTGGACCAAGTGGTGGTTTGAGTAAAACAGTTGCATGTTCAACTGGTACATTTAAAGCTGAGTCTACAGGAAGCGCTTACAATGTTTTAAATATTACACCGGCTCATGCAAGTGGTACGAATGTTGCTATTAAACAAGATCAGCAAGCTCTTGTAAATGAAGTGGGTGTCAACGGTCACGCTGAATCAATTGTTCGTGATGGTGTTTGGAGTTTAATTCCTGGCGGTGCTCATATAGAGAACCTGAAAAAGGGCGACATTATATTCTCTACTACTCAAACTGATGCTCTTCTTAAACACGGAGCTATTCAAGGACATGCCAGAGCTTATGCAAGTGGTACTGTTACTTCTCCAGGCGTTATGAAAGCCTATGCTGCTGCTGGTAATACTCCGGGATTCCACTTCCAAGGCGGGGCTGCAACTGTTAAACCTGCCGGATCTGGAAATTCTGGTAACTCCGGTAATTCTGGTCTTCAACATGCAATCGAAGATAATACAGATGCGGTATCAAACAATAGTGATGATACAAGTGACGCGGCTGATGAAGTAAGCGAAGCTCTTCAAAATGTAATCAAGAAGCTGAATGATAATTCTATGGATTGGGTTGAAGTTGCTATGGATCGTCTTGATCGTATAACTTCTAGGTATACAGATCTTGCCGAAAGTGATTATAGTCATTATACAAAAGCTCAAAAGTATTATAATAAAGCTCTTGAAAATACAGATAAAGAAATCAAGGCTGCTAAAGCAAGCATCTCTGTTTATAAAAGGAAGTCCGAAGAAGTTGCAAACAATGGCGAAGTAAGCAAATATCTTACTCCTGCTTTGAAGAAAAAAGTTCAAGATGGCACTATTAATATAGAAACATTGGATGCAAATCAGAAAGCTGCCGTAGAAGCATATAAACAGTGGTACGACAAGTATCTTGATGCCGTTCAAAAATATAGAGATAAGAAAACTCAGGAACTTGATTTAGCTAAATCTAAAGTTGATAATGTTTACGATTCCTATGATCTGATTATTAGTAAGCGTAAAGCTAAAGAGGAATATTATGCAGCTAAAGCTGAAAATCGTATAAAGAGCGGAAAATCTCAAAAAGTCGGTTCGGTATATTGGAAAGATCTTAAAAAACAAGTAAATTATGCTCAATATCAGAAAGACTGGATGTTAAAAGAAAGAGATAAAGTTCAGCAAAGCATGACAGATTATCTTAATGTGAATGGTCATAACAAAAAAGATAAAGCTTATCAGGAAATGAAGAAAAATCTAACTGATTTGAACACGTCTATTGTTGAGGCTGATACACACATCCAAGAAGCTAAAGCTGCTCTTGAAGAAACCAGAGAGAACTTAAAGCAATGGCAAATTGATCGTTGGGAAAGAGCTGGTGATAAGCAGGACGCTTCTCTTAGTTATAAAAAGAATGCTGATGATATTAATTATCAGCTTTCAACCAATGATTATGAAGAACGTTTAAAAACTTATGATAAAATTATTCGCGCTGATGAAGCGAAAAGACAGCTTCTTGCAGAAGAAATTGCAGCAAATCAAGCTAACGGTGGAGCTTGGAGCAATGAAGAGATGCAGAAAAAGATTGAGGAATATGATAATCTTACTACTTCTATTATTCAATCTAAAGAAGCAATGCAGCAATTAGCTCAAGAAGAAATTGATTTTCGATTTAAACCTCTTGATGAAGCGCAGAATAAACTTTCAAATCTTGTATCTGAACTTCAGACTGCTCAGAAGTTGCTTGGCGATACCGAAAGTTTCTATAATGATGATGGAGCTTTCTCTACAAACGGTTTGACCAATATTTTATTGGTTCAAGAACAGATTGATGCTACTAAGGACAAAATAGCAAATTATCGTGAGGGATTAAATAAGCTGGACGAAATGTATAAAAATGGTGCAATTGGTCCAGAATATTATAAGACTAAAACTGATGAAATGCTTAAGAGTTTGCAACAAGAGTCTGCTACTCTTGCCGATCTTAAACAGAACCTTCTTGATATGTATACTACTCAGGTTACTAAAGAGAACGATCTGTTACAGGAGAATATTGAAAAACGTAAAGATGCCCTTGCTGCTAAAGAGAAATATTATGATTATGATAAGACTCTAAAGAAGAAAACTAAGGATATCAATACATTAAAGGCACAGATTGCTGCACTTGAAGGAACATCAAATGCAGCCTCAAAAGCTCGTCTTGAGAAATTACGTGCGGAACTTGCAGATGCAGAAGACGATATGGCCGATACAATGCATCAGCATGAAGTCGATATGAAAAATACCGGCTATGAGAATTTTTCAGATGAGGCAAATAAGGCGTTAGACAATACTCTTGATGCTGTTAAGAAAAATGCAGCTTTCCAAGAAGCTATTATTGGCAGCATGCTTTCTAATGTAAAAGCAAATTACGACAGCACCTATAAACATCTGGGCGACGTAATGGATCAGTATGGCATGAAAGTTTCTCAAACTTATAGTCAAATGATCACAAAGGCAGCTGACTTTAATACTGCTGCTGTAAATGCAACAAAAGCATGGGAAGGTGTTACAAAAATTGACACCAGTAAGCCTTATGGTGGTTCAACTGCCGGTAACAATGCCTTTAATAATGCAATGAATAATGCAGGATCTTCTCAGACTGCTGGAAGTACAAATATTAAACCTAATACTGATTACACTCTGAAGCTGAGTGATACAGATATTTATCTGACATACAGTCATATCAAGAAACAGCTTAAAGCAACATGGTCACCAAAGAAACCGGAACACTCTGATATTGAGTGGAAAAGTTCTGATGAATCTATTGCGAAAGTTTCTTCTGATGGTACAGTTCGTGGTGTGTCTTCAGGTCTTAATAAGAACGGTTTAATGGCGCGTGATGAGTCTAAAACAAGAAAATGTATCATTACTGCTATTGGCGGTGGTGGTCTTGCTAAAGCTACTTGTACCGTTCATGTAATGCCGGATTCTCATTATGAGAAGATCAAGGATTATGCAGATAAAGCTGGCATTAAAGATACTTCAGGTAATAATCTGAGAGATGCTATGGAATATGCTTATAAAAATGGCGCAAACCATAGCGATCAATCATATACCGCAGTTGAGGGATTTAAGAAAGCATATCTGAAAGATTGGACAAATTCTCTACCTAACCGTCCAGACGGTGCGACAGACGTTCCTGCCGGAGTGAGTCCTTTGATAGGATATTTTAATGCTAAAGGTAAGAAAGTCGGACCAAAAGAAATGCAACAGCTTGCAGATATTCTTCAGATCAATACTCCGGGTGTTAAGAAATATGATTCTTGGGGATCTACTCTGAAAAATAAAATCCTGAAGGCATATAAATCCTACGGATTCTCTAAAGGTGGTGTTGTACGGAAAGGTATTCCTGCCAACATACTTGATATGATCGGCGGAGATGCTTTAATACCGCGTGGAGATTCTATGCTAATCGGTGCAAATCCGGGTGAAACTGTTCTGACAAAAGAATTTACAGATCAACTGAAACCTACAGTTGCTACTCTGAATGAATTTAATGCTAGAATGGCGAAACCAATTACCACTATTCTACCGTCGTCTTCAAATGATACAAGTGTGAATAGTGAGTGTAATATTACAATCAATGTTGATAAAATCAATAATGAGCAAGATATTAAGAAACTTGCTTATCAAATTGGTGATATTATTACTGAACGTAATAAACGTGACTGGAAAAAAGTTCGCTAATTTAAAAGGGCTGTCTTTAAGACAGCTCTTTTAATATTAAAAAATATATGAAAGAGGTGAGAAAATGCTACAATTTGAATTTAATGGTCATACTTCTGACGAATATGGATTGATTGTGACTAGAATAGAAGAAAATGATACTCTTGTAAATCGTTCTTTGCAGTTAGGAGAAAAGAATAAATATCGACCAAAAGAAAATCAGTTCGGAACATTATATGGTGATAATTATTCATTCAAAATGGGCGTAATGAGAAATCCATGCAGAAACAAAAATGTAGTTCCAGAATTAAAAAATGGAATTTTAAAATACGATCCAACATATACTCCATATTTAGATAATGGAATTTTAAAATTTTCTATGAATTATACAGCTGATATAAAAAATGGAATTATTATTCCAAATGATTCTGATTATTTAACTTCAAATAATATTAGAATCATTAATGCATGGTTAACATCCCCTCAATATCCAAGGCTTCTTAAATTTATTGGAGACGATTATTTTTCAGAAGAAATCGAATTTTTTGCTACAATTACAGAGGTATCTACAGAACATGCATCTCTTCCATATGAACTAACATACACAGTAACTTGTGATAGTCAATGGGGATATACTCCTCTTATTTTATGTAAAACAACTTCCTCTTCTACTCTTCCTAGAGAATATTCTATTCAGAACAATTCTGATTGTTGGGAAGATTATGTATACCCCACAATTAAAGTTTCTCCAAAATCTCATGGGATAATTACTATAAAGAATAAAACCGATAATGGTAGAACAATGAAAATTAATGCATTAAAAAGTGATGATTTCTATATAGATTGTAGAAATTTAAAAATCTACGACATCACAAAGTCAATTGTTTCATTTGAAGATTTAGGGATTGAGGATATAGATGACATTTATTGGCCTCGTCTTGCTTATGGAGAAAATATATTTGAATTTACAGGTGACGCGACATTTGAAATCTCATATAGGGAACCACGAAAGGTTGGTGCCTTTGCATGAGAATGATTCATAATTATGATATTTATGGAAATACAGAATCTGCAATCATTTATTTGGCTAAACCTGGAAAACGATTCTTTTGTGCATTAGGTGGAATTGATACTTCTACTGTTTCTGTTACGTTAAGAACTAATAATACTGCAGAATTAACTTTTACAGTTGATAAATATGTAGATGGCGTAGAATCTCAGGGATATGAAGAACTCGATGAAATGATGGAATTGTATTGTGACGGAATCTGGTATAAAATTATGGATCCTCCAACAGAGACAAATGACGGAACACAATGCACAAAGGATATTACCGCCGAATCATATGAAATCTCTCTTACCCAGTATAAATTGAAAAATTTTAAAATTAATATGGGCGAAGAAGATTCTTATGAAATGATGTACCAAAAAAATCATGACACAAGTAAATTTTATCAAATTAAATTTTATAATCCAGAGAATGAAGATTTAAGTTTTCTGCATATTGTGCTGAAGCATGCAGATGTACCTGGATGGAAGATCGGATATGTAGATAACATCACTCCGGATGATGATAAGGTATTACTTCCGAATGAAATTTGTAATTTCGATGTGGACGATCAAAATGTATATGCATTTTTCACCCAAACTGCTGCTCCTGCATATAAATGTGTTTTTGAATTTGATACCGAAAATTTATTAATTAATGTATATAAGCCGGATAGTTTAGGTAAAGATACAAATGTAGTACTTGGTTTTCGTAATATTCAAGATAGCGTAACAATATCAAGAGACGACAGTTTGGTAACACAATTTTATGTTGATGGACTTGACGATTACAATATCGATCTTGCAAATTTTGGAAACTCTGTAATTACAGATTGTTCTCATTTTTGTCGTGAACCATATATGAACATTGTCCTACAAGAAAAATATACAGCTTGGCAAAAATACATAGAATCAAGAAGAGATGAATACTGTAATCTATCTAGGGAGTATAATAAAAATCTTGACATTCTTGCTGAATTGATGAATAGAGTCCCTATTGATACTGCTCAGACAAATTGGTTCGGACAAAAAGTTGAAGATCTAAAAGATGCATATGATTCAAACATGGCTATAATCAAAGGTTTTGAGTCTATTCATGTTGATGAAGAAGGAAATTTTGATCTTGAAGATTTGAAAAACTCATCCGATTGGCCTATGTACGAATCAATCATGAACTATACTCTTCCATCCATTGTGGCTGCGTTACAAGCTCAAGACGAAACTATAGAGGGTTTCGGTAAGGGAAACATCATCTCATGTGTAAATCCAGTTGTATTAGGTCAAGATTGGTATATGGTAGGTTCCGGAACTTCTTCATTCCAAACAGTACAAATTAATGACGCACCTGCATACGGAATTACTCGTGGAGTTAAAGTAACCGGTACAGATGGTGGTATCTATCAACACAATATCAGTATCGAACCATCTCAGAGATATACTCTTAGTTGTTTTGTAAAAGGATCCGGTACATTTTATCTTGGTTATAATAACACCGGAGAGGACAGAAAGAATATTTCTTATAACATCACATCTTCTTGGACCAGAGTTTATACTTCTTTCAATCTAACATCACATCTTATTGATGTGGCATTTACAGGAAGTTCTGACTTTACTGTCTGTGGTATGCAGCTTGAAATGGGAGATGCCCCATCTCAATTTGGATACTTTACGCAGTCTGAAACAATCATGAAAGCGTATGAAACAGATTGGAAATTATACGGCATTGCAGAATTAAAAACTAAAATTGCCATATATGATTCATGTATCAAGGAACTAAAAAAGAATGGATATGCAGATGGATATAATCCTCTTTCTGGATACGAAGAGGCATATTTCACTCAAATGCATCAGAAATATCTGGATTATTTGAATTTAAAAGATCAGGCTGAGACTGCATTAAAGGAACGTCAAGCTGAATATGATGCGGCTAAGAAACCTGAAATTCAAGAAAAACGAAACCAGATTGCCAAAGATGTTTTAATGGAAAATTTTGGTAAAGTACAGGAAAAATATCCAGCGTTTACAGATAAGGAAACGTATATTATTAAGAGCCTGTATAATCAAGCAACTTATTCAAATGAAAATATTATTATTACGACTCTTGATAGTACAGTTGATGCAGTCGATAAAGCGATTACATTATATAAAGATGCTGTAGAAGAATTGTATGTAGAATCTCATCCACAATATACTTATACAGATGAAATTGGAAATATTTATGCTCTTCCAGAATTCAGAGAATATCATGATCAGCTTGCAGTAAATGATTTTGTTCGATTAGGACTATCTGATACACGATATGTAAAACTTCGTGTTGTAGAAATCAGATATAATCCTTGTGATATGGATGAAACGATGGAAGTTACTTTTTCCAACATGGTCCAATATAAATCAAAATTAACAAATGATAACGAATTTTTAACAAACGCATTAAATCAGACCTCTGACAGAACCGGTGGTCGTGTTAATTCAGTCAACAAATCTTCTACTTCTGATTATGTCATCACATCAGAAGCTATTAAACAAATCTTTTCAAATCCTCTATTCAATTCAATGTTAGGTGGAACAACTACTGGTGGAACTGGATCCGGTGGTACTATTACCGCTGATACAATTATTGCAAAACTCGTGAAAGCAAAAGAGGGTGTTTTTGATAAGCTTACTGTTGATACTGCTTTCATGAAATATCTCGATGTAAAACTTATTTCCGCAGATAAGATCACAACTCGTATTCTCGAAGCGGAACAGGCGAATATTGAAAAGCTGTCAGCTAAGATTATAGAATCTAACCAGATTAATGCTGATATGATCAATGTGAAAAATCTCCTGGCAGGAAATGCTGGTGTAGGTAATCTCCAGGCATTACATCTTACTGCTCAGAATGTAACTATTGACCAAGCAGTAATCACGGATCTTATTGCTAAGAAGATGACCGTAGCTGACTTAAATACTCATACTGCTACTGCTGATGAGTTTATGATCATCTCTAGTGGAAAAGCTGGTATTGCCTTTAAGAATAGCACTCAGCAGTTCTATGATTCAACAGGAGCTGTTAGGGTACAGATTGGTCAGGATGGTACCGGAAAGTTTAATTTTGTTGTCAAGAACGGTGATAAGACAGCATTATTTGATGAAAATGGTATCACTCAAACAGGTATTCCTGATAACACTATTGTCAATAATATGATCTCTGATGGAACAATCAATAAAGAAAAACTAAGTTTTACTATGGTAGAACCGAATGAACAAGGTGGAATTGATATCAGTCAGGTATACCTTGATGGTAAAAAGTTCGGTCAGCAATATACTTCATTTAAAGACCAGACAACTGAGCAAATTACTAACATTACTGATCCTCAAAAGGGTCAAATCGTACAGAGTATACAAAACAGTTTGTTTAATGAAGACGGATCGTCTATCTATACAAAATATACAGAGTATAAACAAACTGTTGATGGAATTACTCAGACGGTTTCAAATAATAAGCTTGATACGGACAAAAAGCTTGATGCAGCTTCTACTTCTATAACACAGACTGCAGATAAGTTGAATCTTATTGCTACTGGTGGGACTGGAGAATCTAAATTAGAGCTGACCCCAGATTTTATAAATCTTGTTTCATCTAAAGTTGTAGGTATTAAAGCAGATCAGATCAATATTGATGGTGTGATTACAGCAATCAATACCAATGGCACAACTGCAGGTAAGACTCAGATTGATGCTGGAGCTATCAGTACAGAGAATGTTAATGCTCTCTTGATCAAAACAGGAAAACTGAAATCTAATAATTACAAAGATCCTTCAAACACTTCTCCTCTTTATTCACAGGCTGGAACATTGATTGACATGGAGAACGGCGCTATTACTTCGAAGAATTTTAGTATAGATGCTTCAGGGGAAGCTCATTTCAAAGGTGACGGAGAGTTTGGTGGAAAGATTTCTGCTAATTCTGGTTATATTGGTGGCGAAAAAGGTTTCGTTATTGAAGCTGGAAAATTGTATTCTGGATTAAAAGATTTTCCTACTCAATATCCCTCTTCTATTTCAACGAATAAAAATGTATATGTAGGAATCAATGGCATTGCTCTTGGTAACGGTAATTTTATGGTTGATTCTAACGGTAAGATGTATGCTAATCAAGGTGAGTTTACAGGTAAGATTGCAGCTAATGATGGATTTATTGGTGGATGGATTATTTCAAGTAATTCTTTAACTGCTAATAAAGGAAGCATAAGTATAAGTCCAGATGGTATTCATTGGGGTGATTACCTAAACATTAATAGTCAAGGTGCTACATTTAAAGGTCATATTACAGCTACTTCAGGAAGCTTTACAGGAGATATAATTGCTAATTCACTTACACTTGGACCAGGTTCAACTGTTAACGGACTAAGTTATAATGATCTTGACGATAGACCTAATATTCCATCTGATCTTAGTGGATATATTACTATTGATGGAAAAATTGGTATTATTCAAAATGAAGATCAAGAAATACCCTCTGGGGCAACTGGATTTAAAGTGTCAAAAAATGGTTTGTTACAAGCAAGTAATGCTATTATTTCTGGAACTATTTATGCTTCTTCTGGTACTTTCGCCGGAAATGTAACCGCAAGAACAATGACTGCAAAAAGAAGTTATAGCATTTATTATAATGATGTAAACGGTAACCCTACTGATTCAAGAGAAATCATCTCTGCTACTAATTGGGGACTTACAAGCGGTGATTTAAGATTCGGGCTAAATGATGATTGCGGATATATGATATCTACAGATGTTGGTGGCAAGAACACCTTGCGAATAATGGGAGATACTCTCCTTGTTACCGCGCCTATGCAAATACAAAGCAATTGTTTAGTACAAAGTCAATTTGTTATAGATACTACAACAGGATCTATCCCTTATCAGAATATGAAATGGACACCATATGAAGTTAATAATTCTGGGAATCCAATCTATCTTGATTATGATAATCGAGAATATTTTTCATATAATGGATATGGACATAATCATACGTTGCTTCCAAATACAGAAGGTGGTTGTGCAATTGGTATTGGTAACGTAGATAAGCAAGATGCTGATGTTACCGCTACATGGTGTATTATGCCTTATAATATTTATACTGAAAAAAAAACTGATGAGAATGCAAACGGAATCCCAGTTATAACAAATATCAAAAGAGATGCAAGCGCAACCATGAATATTGGTTCTAAAAATAATAAATTTAATTGTTTGTATGTAAACGCAATTCATATGGGTGGACAAACATACACATCTTTAAATTCTGGTGGTGGAAAGATTACTTCTTACAAAGCAACTGCCAGTCAAGTTAATTATAACGCTGATCCTAAAGTAGAGACTTCTGTAAACACTGCAGGAGATACTTTGACATTTAAATTTAGTATCCCTAAGGGAAAAGACGGAACCAATGGTAAGGATGGTAAAAATGGTGCTCGTGGACCACAAGGCGAACCTGGTCCACAAGGACCACAAGGTGAGCCAGGCTCTTCATTGTCATCTGGTAATTATGAAGTTGGAATGGTTACTACTGCCCCAAGGAGTTTTTCTCCACTAAGAAGTACATTTCACCTTGGACATGCGGGTAATTATAGATGGGAAGATGTATATGCTAAAAATACTACAATTCAAACGTCAGATGAGCATTTAAAAGATAATATCAAATATTTAGATGAGCAACCAGATTTAGAAATACTATATATGAATTTAAAACCAATTTCATATAAATTAAAGAACTTTGATACAGAAGATCACCATGATAGAATTCAAATTGGCTTCGGTGCAAGAGAAACTGAAACAATTATGAACAATCTAGGTTTTGATATAAATGACTATTCTTTTTTGTGTAAAGATAAATTAGACAAACCAAATAAAGCAGGTGATCTGGAAGAATATTCTTTTAGATATGGACACATTATTTCTCTCAACACTCATATGATACAGAAAGCTCATCATCGTATTGACGACTTGGAGAAATCTCTTACTACTGCTCTATCCACAATAGAAACTCTTAAACAAGAAATAGAAACTCTTAAACAGGCTATAGCATGATACTATAGTCTGTTTTATTTAATTTTATTTGAGAAGGTGAAATATTTGACCAGTCGAGAATATGAACTTGAATTAAAGAAAATCAAAGCCAAAAATCGGCAGATTGAAATGAAACGAAATCTGAAGGCAGCAAAGGTTAGTAGATTTAACATTCCAAAGATTTCTACCAGTAAATTGATTCTTATTGCAGTACTTCTACTCAATCTACAGATCATTTATTTCGTAGAAAAAGCGATTATGACATATGGTGATTTATCTGCTCTCTACGCTCTTATTGCTATCCCAGCAACACTTATCCCTACGGTGTGGGCTTATTTTAGTAAGGCAAAAGCTGAAAATTGTGCAGGCGGAATTACTTATGATTCTGCAATGGAACAACTTAGACAGTCATCTTCAGAAGATGATGAAGCTGTCGGTTAGGAGGAAATTATGAATATTAAACAGGGTATTCAGGACGTATTATATCTGATCATCACTGGTGTTCTTCCACTTCTTATTACTTATGGAATTCTCTTCCTAAAAGTAAAGATTAAAGAACAGGAAAAGAACCTGGAAAATGATCAGCTCGTAAAATATATAGACGCTGCTACTGATGCTATTAGTAAAGCAGTGCTCGCAGTTAATCAGACCTATGTTGATTCATTAAAGAAACAGGGTAAATTTGATGAGGAAGCTGCTAAAACAGCTAAACAGATGGCTATTGATAAAGCTAAAGCGCTTATCACAGAAGATTCTAAAGCGGCTATCGAAACATTATATTCTGACTTTGAAGCATATCTAAATGATGCTATTGAAGAACTCGTCAGAGAAAATAAAGTTACATATTAATATAAAAGGAGTACAAGGATTATGAAAAAAGTTATTGTAAATGCAGACATTATGGCAATGTATAAAACATTAAATTCTATGAAGAGTCGTGCGGATTTAATCGCAGGAGATGTTGATGTATTCTGGGCGAATACAATGAACCTGAAGACTCTTAAAGCGCAGGTAGATAAAATCTCAGAGGTCGAGCAGGAGTTAGTTGATTCTTATTTTACAGAGGAAAACTCACATCCTATTGTTGACGAAAATGGTAATGAAACAGGAAATCGTGCTCTTAATGATGACATAAAAGATAAAATCATCCCTGAAATTCAAGAAGGTCTGCAGAAAATTTATGATAAAACATGTGAACTTGATGTTGAGATGATCCCAGAGGAATCTCTCAAGAAAATGCTTAAATCTAATGAAGACAAACTGTCTATGCTTGATATGACAGTACTATATGAATTTGTAGAAAAAGGTGAGTAATAATGGCAACATATATTCAGGGAATTCAAACCTCTGTTGGTGTTGTTAAGTATGATTATAATTATCTGGCTAATCTCCCTGAATCAGATATGACATTATCTAAACAGGGTTCATTCGCTGATGCCCTTGTTGTTGGAAGAAAACTTACTCAGCTGGGAGCTGATGTGGATAAATTAAAAGAATCTATGACTGCTATACAGAAATCTATCTCTGATCTGCAGTCTGCAGATTCTTCTTCTAACACTTCAATTGAACAGATCAATACATCATTACTTAGCATGACCAATAATATCGAAACAATACAGAACAATATTACTACTTTGACTCAGAATACTGCTGAGATCAAGAAAAGTGCTGATAATGCGAATTCATCAGTCACAACACTGCAGGAAACTATTAAGTCACTACAGACTAGAATTGAAGCTTTAGAAAAAACTCAGACTAAATAAGGAAGGAGGCAGTTATGTATACACTAAAAATTACAGATGAAAATACTGTTGTAACAACAGTCAAAGAATCAATTGTGGAAAGAAGTAACTATGTAGATAAGATTCAGATTGTGACAAGCAAACTATACAGAGAACAGATTGATATGACTGATACTACTGTTTATATGAAATATAAGCTTCCGATATCAAATAAAATCAAAATGACACAGCTGATTCCGAATGATCTTGCATATGAACAGAATTATATCCAGTATTTAATTCCCGTTGATGCCGGACTTACTGCTGAAGCTGGTGATATTGAAGTATCTTTCACATTTTTAAAACTGATTGCAAATGAAGACAAATCTTACACTTCTTATATTCGCAAGACCACATCAGGTGTTATCCATATCACTCCACTTGTACAATTTGATAAATATGAACCTTCAGAAATGTTTACTGAAATTGATCAGAGACTTCTTGTTATGGAAGGAATGATTAAAGATTTAGATGCTCAGAACAAAGCTGCTTATGAAGGTATGGTAAAAGATATTCGTCTGGATACAGATGGAAGAAAGATTACGCTGACAGACAGAAACGGTGATGACACCGGAGATGGTATCGTTGTAAAAAATCTTTCTGCTATGGTAGCCGAAGATATGACAGGTAAAGATCCTGATGGAACACAGGATGGAGTTGTCCATCTTGATCAGGTTGTTGACCTGGATAAATTATTAAAGTAAAGGAGTCATGATATGTCATTTAAAGATTCTAAAATTGCTGCTGCGGCTAATTCGGCAATGACTTTGAGTGCTGAGTTAGCCGTAGACACTGAGGAATATACATTATGTACTGATGGTCGTTATGAAGTATATACCAAATATCAAGACAATGCATATTCAACAGTGGATAACTTAAAAAATATTGCCGTTGATGCTACACAGATTAATATCATGCAGGAAGAAAACAGCCAGTATATGCCATTTAGGATTCCAAGATATTGGGATGGTATGGATCTTATGGATATGCTCATCCAGATAAGGTATGAATCTGTAGCTGAGAAAAAGGGTAAAGTAGCGACAGTTATCAATGTAGCTTCCAATAATACTTATATTCGATTTGGTTGGTTGATTGATGCTGCTGTTACAGCAAATGCCGGAGATATAATTTTTGAAATTATGGCTACTGGCGTAAATGAAAAAGGAAACAATTATATTTGGAGAACCAGACCAAATGGTCAGTTTACTGTTCTTCAAGGATTAAATTATGATGGAATCATTGAACCTTCTGAAGATTGGTATACAAGTTTTGTAAATATGATTCTTGGTCATGTAGCCGAAGCAAAACAATACGCAGATGAAGCAAAGGCTTCTGCTGCCTCTATTAATGTAGATGATATAAAGGCAGATGTAAAAACATCTGTTATGAATGATCTTAATGGAACAGTAACTGAATCTCTGAAAGCATATTATACAAAAACAGAAGTTGATACAAAAGTCAAAGAATTAAACACTGCTATTTCTGGTATTGACAGTTTGAAGAACTTAAAAGTTGAATATGACAACACAACTGGAAATTTAGTGTTTAAAGATGGAACGGAACCTATTGGAGAACCCATTACTATTAACAGTCTTGCAAACCTTATAGTTAAGTATTCTGTTGTCAATGGAAAAGGTTCATTAGTATTCAAAGATGGAGAAACTATTATTCAGACTGTAGAACTTAGTTCTATTGAGCCATCTGCTGAGTGGAGAGCTGCATTGAAGCAGGAACTTGAAGCAGAAATGGACGAGAAAGATACAGTAATCTCTAATCGAATTGGTCCACTTGAAACAGCTAAAACTGAAATCGAAAAGAATGTAAATGCCAATACTACTGCTGTCTCAGAGATAAAAACTACTATTTCAAACATTGAGAAGAAAGTAGAAAGTGCTACTACAAAATCTGATGAGGCCAAAAATGCTGTAGATATCTTGAAACAAAATATGACTTCTTATGATACTCAGTTTGAAGGAATTAATACAGATATTACAGATGTTAAAGCCGCCATTGAAGAAATCAAGAAAAATCCTGCGGCTGCCGAGTACGATGTTACATACGAAAATAGTATTTTTACATTTTTAAAGGATGGAGAAATCCAGAAAAGCTTTAAAATTGAAGGTGGTGGAGGATCTTCCTCAGATACTACTACTATTACTATTGAAAGAATCACAAATGCAGATGCTATTTTCTTACTTGGTTCAAAAGCAATTATTGAATATAGTTTTTCATCTGTAGATAATACTGGTGATACAACTGGAGCCGGTACTGCTGTGTGGAAAGTTGGTAATACTATTGTAGCTACGAATACGGCTGCGCAAGGAAACAATAGTTTTGATATCACTGAATATCTTAATGTCGGTGCAAATACTATTAGATTAACTATTACCGACAGTTTTGGGACACTTGCCACTAAGACATGGACTGTTACTATTGTAGAATTCAAACTTGAAAGCACATTTGATGATACTTTGTTATATACAAATACAGATGTAGTATTTAGGTATACACCTTACGGAAATGTCAATAAGACTCTTCATTTTATTCTTGATGGAAAAGACTTAGGCACTGTTGAAACTCAGTCTTCCGGTAGAATTATGTCTTATAATATTCCTAAACAGGAACATGGCAGCCATTTACTCAAAGTATATATGACTGCGACAATTAACAATAAAGAAATAACCTCAAATACTATTTGTAAGGATATTATTTGTGTTGATCCTACAAATAGAACTCCTATTATTGGATGTGCTCAACAGGAATTTACAGCACAACAGTACCAGGCAACAAGTATTAAATATGTTGTATATGATCCTGATCACAATCCAGCCTCTGTAAAACTATCAATTGATGGTAAAGTACAGAGTACTCTTTCTGTAAATCGTTCTGCTCAAATCTGGAGTTATAAGTCATCCACTGAAGGAAAACATAACCTGACCATCTCATGTCGTAAAGTGACTAAGATTTTATCAGTTAATATCACTAAACTTGATATTGATGTTGAACCAATCACAGCCAACTTAGCATTTGATTTTAACCCTGTTGGAAAATCCAATGGAGATACCGACAGACTCTGGACTGATAAAAATAACTCTGCTATTACTCTTTCAGTATCAGATAACTTTGACTGGGATAATGGTGGATACCAGATTGATGCTTATGGAAACCAGTATTTCTGTGTAAAAGCTGGAACAACTGCTCAGATTAATTATAATCTCTTCGGAAAAGACCCGAAACAGACTGGTTCTGAATTCAAATTTGTATTTAAGACTCAGAATGTTCGCAATGCTTCTGCTACTTTCTTATCATGTATTGATGGTACTGAAGGCTCTGACGTAGGTATTAAAATGGATGTTCATGAAGCATACGTGAACACTTCTACTGACAGCTTATATTTTCCATATAGCGAAGAGGATATTATTGAATTTGAATATAATATCAATACAATTGATACAAAAGACACATCTGCAACTTCTATCATTATGACTTATGAAGACGGAGTTGGAGGAAGACCTCTTATTTATGATAATTCTCATAGACTGCACCAGTATTCTCCTACCCCAATTTCTATTGGTTCTCCGGATTGTGATGTGTTGATTTATAGAATGAAAGCTTATTCTGCTTCTCTCACAGATTCTGACATTCTTGCTAACTTTATTGCAGATGCTAGAGATTCAGATGAAATGATTGCAAGATATAATAGAAACCAGATCTACAATGACAATAATGCTCTTACTCCAGATTCTGTAGCTAATGCTTGCCCGAATTTAAGAATTATAAAAATTGAAGCCCCTCACTTTACAAATGATAAGAAGGATTTTGTTAAAAATACTTCTATGGAATGTATTTATAAGAATGGGGATCCTAAATTAGATAACTGGAAATTTATTAACTGTTTCCACGCCGGACAGGGAACTACAAGTAATGAATATGGTTTTGCTGCCAGAAATATTGATGTTATTTGTTGTGCGGATGGTGTACATCAGATCAATAGTAAGATTCCTCTTGATCCTAACTATAAGACAGAGTTAGTTCTTGGTGATGGCACAAAATATGAGGACGGAACTGGTAAGATTAGTCTTACAAGAAACTCTGTTCCAAATAATTGGTGGAATTTTAAAGTAAATGTAGCATCTTCAAATATGGCAACTAATGCATTAGGACAGAAGAGATTCAACGACTTTTTACCATATGAAAGTCCTGCGGTACGTAGAGATCCTAAAGTTAAAAACTCTATGGAATTTGTCAACTGTGTAATCTTTATTAAAGAATCTGATCCTGATATTACTACTCATAGAGAATTTCAGGATACAGACTGGCACTTCTACTCTCTCGGTAATATGGGAGATTCAAAGAAGACTGATATTACAAGAGCTTATGATCCAGAGGATATGAAAGAATTCTGTATTGAAATCAGTGACAATACTCTTCCAAACTCTGCATTCCAGACCGGTATAACAAACCAAGATGGAACTATGAAATATCCTATCAGTAAAGCTGAATGGAAAACTGGTAATACAGCATATGATGCTCTGTATAATAACTGGGATGGATCATTTGAATTCAGATATGATTGTTGCGGCGATTCTAAGGATGGTTCTGCTCTTACTTCTGATGAAGCAAAAAAGAAAATACGTACAGATAACAAACAGATTTGGAGAGACTTCTATGAGTTTGTAATTACGTCTAGTGATAAAGAATTTAAAGATGGCTTGAAAGATTGGTGTATTCAGGATGCAATGCTCTATTTCTATTTAGTTACACTCAGATATAGTATGATTGACAATAGAGCCAAGAATGTTTTCCCACATTGGGCAAAACATTATATCACTCAGGAAGAAGCTACAACTATGGGTGATAAAGCTAAATATTATACTATAGATGATGATGCGGCTGCTCTGCATAATGGTTATAGATTTGATCTATGGGCATATGATATGGACACTCAGCTTGGTATTAATAATTCAGGTGAGCTGTCATTCCCATATGGTAAGGAAGATACTGACTATAAAGAAGAAGGAAATCCTTCATCTGGTTATGTTTTCAATGCTGCTGAATCTGTATTGTGGTGTAGAATACGTGATGTATTTACACAAGAATTAAGAAACATGTATCAGTCTGTAGACTCTAACTGTTGGTCAGACTCCCACTTAATTAATGAGTATGAAGCATGGCAGAATCAGTTCCCAGAAGAACTGTGGAGAATCCACTATGAAAGATTGTATATAAGAACATATCGTGCTGGAACAGTAAGATTCCTTAATGAGATGATGAATGGACGTGGAAAATATCATCTCAGACAATGGGAACGTGACCAGCATATTTATATGGGAACGAAATTCTTACATACAGATGTAAAGTCTGATCAGATCATGTTCAGATGTAATACACCTAAGAAAGTTGTAGTCAAACCAGATTACACACTGAGAATTATTCCTTATTCTGACATGTATATTTCTGTACTTTATGGTAACTCTCCAGAAACCACTCAGGTACGTGCAAAAGCCGGACAAGAATATGAAATTACTACTAATCTAACAAACATGGATGATACAGCTATTCTTATCTATGCTGCATCAAGAATTGAGGCACTAAATGACCTCTCTGCTTGTTATATTCATGATAATGATTTTTCCAAGGCTTCTAAGCTGAAAACTCTTATCATTGGTAATAATACAGCTGGATATCAGAATACTTTTATGACATCTCTTAATATGGGTAATAATACTCTTCTTGAGACTTTGGATATTCGTAATTGTCCAAATCTTACAGGATCTGTTAACCTGTCTGCATGTGAAAATCTTATTAATCTTTATGCTGATGGAACAATTGTAACATCTGTATTATTTGCTAATCATGGTAAGATTGCTCATGCTTCTCTCCCATCTTCTATCAACACTCTTACACTCAAGAACCTCAAAGACTTAACTGATCTTAAGGTTGCAGGATACGATAATTTACAGACATTTGTATGTCAGAATTCTATCGTAGATGCTCTTGCTATCTTAAATGCTGCTATTAATACTCTTCGTACCGTAACAATTACTGGTATCTCATGGAATCTTGATGATACTACGCTTCTTCTGAAATTATCAAAACTTGCCGGTATTGATGATAATGGCGCTACTACTGAGCAGTCAATTCTTACTGGATCTGTTCATGTTCCTGTAGTCAGACAGCAGGAATATAAAGAATTTGTTGGTTCTGAAGATGAACCTGGAATCTGGACAGACCTTGTTCTTACTTACGATTCAATCATTACTCAATTCAAAGTTACATTTATAAATGATGATGAAAGTAATACTATCCTTGATATCCAGTACGTAGATAAAGGTGGAAACGCTGTTGATCCTACTACAAGAGAAGTTAATCCGATTCCTATTCCTACAAAGAAAAGCACAATTAAGCTTGATTATACCTTCAAAGGATGGGAAGGTTCAATGACAGGAATCTTTGCTGACAGAACTATTACTGCTATATATGACAGTAAAATCCGTGAATATACTGTAAAATATGTTTCTAAAGGATTATCTCTTCAAGAATCTACTGCCCAGTATGGTTCTTATGTAAAATATACAGGTGATACTCCTGTATATACTGCTGAGGAATCTGCTTATAAGTACAATCTGTTTAAAGGATGGGATAAGTCAGGATTTGTCGATGGAAATAAAACGATCAATGCAGTATATGAAACATGCGAATACGTAGATGGATACTTTGATAGTAAGGATCTGGCCAATATGACACAGGTTGAGCTTTATACTCTTATGAAAATGGGACTTGAAGCAAAATCATTATCATTAAAAGATACATTAGATTTCAAACTTGGTGTTGATTATAGCTATGGCGACATTGAAGAGCATGAAGTTATTTCAGCTGCGACTAAATTTGATGGAACAAACTATATTGACACCGGATTAAAAATCATGGAAAAAGACAGAGACTTTACAATTGCTATTGACTTTGAATTTGATTCAGGAAATAGTGTAAACTCCACTCTTGCTCAGTGTTTTCAAGGTGATGGTTCAAATGGATTCAGACTTTGGTATTCTCAGGAACCTCGTTTCTCATGGAATACTGATAGTATAACTCCATCTGCTGGAACAAACCGAGAGATTATTGTATTTCGTCATGAAGCTGGAAGTCAGAAGCTTTATGTGTACAATTCAAACATGACTGGGAAAGAAGTATCTTCTACTACTCTGAATGCGATCAGGATTCCAGAGCATAGTTCCACTCTCGTATTTGGATGTTCTAAAGCTGACGATGGAGCATATGAAAACTTTGCAAAAGGCACTATACATTGGGCTAAAGTCTGGTACGCAGATCTTGGTGAAGAACAATGTATGGATATTGCTGCATGGATCCACGAAGTAATCCCTATGGAAGTGGCTAAGTTTAAAGGATATTATCTGTCTGACGTTGCTTCAAAGAGAGCTAACATTACATTTGTTGCTTCTAATCTCCTTGGTACAGAAAAACCTTATAATAATAAGAGCACAAATGCAGGTGGATGGGCTGATTCTACATTAAATACATGGTTGAATACTCGTATGGTTAAGGCAATCTCTCCTTTATGGAAAGCTCTGATCAAACCTGTAAAAGTATACTCTTCTATTGGTAATAAATCTAATGACACTTCTGTATCTAATTGCAGATTCTATGTTCCATCTCTGTACGAAGTTGATCCTACTGCTATTTCTGAACCATATATTTCTGAAACAAATGCTCCTATTGCTTATTTCACAGATGATGATACCAGAAAGAAAGCAAAATCTTCTACTCCTGCAGAGTATAAATCTTATTGGACCAGATCTCCAAATGCTACAGTTGCAAACTGGTTGTATACGGTTAATGAATCTGGTGCAACATATGGATTCTCTTATCCAGGACAGAATTCTGGAATTTTACTTATGTTCTCAATTTCATGCGAGGGGTAACCATTCCCCTCTTATAAGGAGGATATCACATGTATTATAAAGTAATCAAAAACGATGAAGTCGTAGATGTCCTTAATCATATCCTGTATATCAAATATCAGGAAAAACATAGTCTGTTGCTTCTATGTGATATCACAGAAGCACAGGCTATTTTAAGTTCAGACGGAAAATATGGATGGCACATTGAAGGTCTCTATAATTTTCCGCCTGATAATGACATCTATGTAATAAAAGAAATTTCAAAATATGAATATGACAAATTGAAGAGGTGATCACAGCATGGCGTTAATTCCAACCTGGTATTCTGCATCAACTAAGCAAATTGCAGAAAAGGCTTTACAAAGAGGGGTGCTAAAATACCCAGGACTTTGTTACATCCAAGACAGTAAGAGTATAGCGTGGGTGACCATCGACAACACATTAGAATATGTCAGAGGTGATAAACAGATTACAGATGTAAAATGCATCGGATCAAACCTTATGTTTTTCTCCGGAGATAAACTGCTTTTCTCTTATGACATATCTATGACTGACGAAGATAAAGGTCATATTATTGAAGAGGTCAAGAAAACAATCGGATTGGATAATTATGTCAAGTCTTCTGAGCTTTCTACTCTTTTAGATAATATAATCGGTAATCTTGAAGATAAGTCCACCGTTGTAGACTATATCAACAGCTTATCTTATAACAAATTATCTGACGTACCTATTGTAAATCTTATAGGTACACTTACTGTTCCTGTGAAGATATCATCACTCGATGATGGTATTTATAAAGTAAAAGGCCAATGTATCATTGGTGGAAACAATACTACTGTTCAATCTTCTGCAGACGATGTTCTGTATCTTGTATCTCATGACGCTGATACTTCCAGCACAACAATCACAAAAATGCAAGGAAAATCTATTACATTGTATTTCATTCAGCAGGATGGTGAATATACGACTGATCGTTATGTCACTGAAAGCTGGATTAATGAACAGAATTTTGCAAGTGCAGATTCTGTAAAAGAATACGTTTCAAATATCATTGAGGAAACCGTTTTAAATGTTTTAGATGATCATATTGACGCTGCTTTAGAAAGAAAACTTGGAGGTATTGATTCCGAAGATTTAACAAATATATTTCAAGGAGGAAATTAATTATGGCAAAATTACAGTTCGCTACACTTTCTAATCTTCAGGAGTTCTTAAATCTGCATAACGTACAGATTGACTCTAAAATCAGTGAGGCTGTCAAAAACTCAATTAAAACAGTATCTCAGTCAGAAGACGGATACACACTTTATTTCTACACAAAAACTGCTCCAGTAACTATTGATGAAGCAGCATTCACTATTACCATTCCTCAGCCAACCGGAAAAGCCGACAAAGTAAAAGGTGCAGTAAAAGGCCATCTTGCAGGTCTTGATGCTAATGGTAATCTTGTAGATTCTGGAAAGACTGCTGCAGATTTCGATGCTGCTGGTGCTGCTAACACAGCAAAAACAGAAGTAATGGGATATGTTGGTACTATTCCTGCTGATGCAAAAGCTAAAAATGTAGTTGCTTATATCAAAGAAGCTGTTACCGCTGGTCAGTATGATGACTCTACATTAAAAGCAAGCGTAGCAGCTAATACAGAAGCTATCAGCACTCTGAATGGTACAGGCGATGGCTCTGTAAAGAAAGCTGTTTCTGATGCAGTCGCAAAGATTGTTGCTGATGCTCCAGAAGCATATGATACTCTGAAGGAAATCTCTGATTGGATTTCTACACATGCATCTGATGCTGCTACAATGAATAGTCAGATCAATACAAATAAAGGAGATATTGATAAGCTGAAAACTCTTATCGGTACTCTTCCAGAATCTGCTACATCTAAAGATATCGTAGGTTATATTGCAGAATACGTATCTAAAGCTCTTGCTGATTCTGATCTTTCTCAGTATGCAAAAGCTGCTGATCTTAAAGCTGCTGTAGGAAGAATTGATGTTCTTGAGAAAAAGATTCCTACATTAGAAGCTGCTGATAAAACAAACGCCGATAATATCGCAGCTATAACAACAAGAGTAACTACTGCCGAAGGTAAGATTACTGCTCTTGAAAAAGACCTTGCTGCTGAAAAACCGAAGATTGCTAAGAACACATCTGACATCACCGCTCTTAAGGGGCTTGTTGGAGATGGATATGAAGCAATTCCAAGTGCGTCTATCAAAGGTTTATTTGCAACTGAATAATGAATTCTATGGTTGGAGAGTTGCAATGCTCTCCTACTATTTTATAATTAAATCTGTTTTAATGAATTTTTTCTTGTTTCTTCATCTTTCTCTATTTGACGCACCTTTTTTGCTTCGTCTCCTAAATAAAGACGAGCACTTGAAGGTTCTTTGGATATAGAAGTATCATAATCATCAATTGGACTTATAACATCCCCACCCACACCATGTTCAATTTTATAAGAAGGAGGAAGAGAACTATGATATGATCCAACGGAACTATAGTCGATTTTTAAGTATCCATCAAAACGTGTTTCTAATTCTTGAAGTATTTCTATGAGTTTATATTTACCAATATCCGCATATCCATGTTCGCTAAAAACGAAAGATTTACTACCATATTTTTTTGTAAAAAAAAGTAATTTAGAAATATTGGGATAGCCAAAATCTGAAAAACCAAAAAAATCCACATATATTTCTGTAGCACCACTTGAATGTATAAAATTACATAGTTCTTTAACAAGATCAGATCTGTTTTGTTCTCGTTCTAATTCCATTTTTCTTTTTTCATACTTCTTATCCTCTTCAGCACTTATGCGACGATATAAAAAATAGCCATATCCTACTGGAAGAATAACAAGCGTAAGAAGTATGTAGATATATTCCCAGATACTTTCTGGTGCTAACTGCGTCAAAGCTTTAGCTGTACCATAGAACAATAGCGCAATAATTCCTGGTATCACACCATATATAAGCATACCTATTCCCCTCTTTCTTTTGACATATTATACCATATTTGGTTATAACACACAATAAATCTTCAAGAAAGTTATGTATTTTATAACTTACTACTATAAAACTCACGGAAATGAAAGGATGTGAGCAATATGAAACAACAATTTCTTGATTTAAAAGGATTAACGGAACTTGTCGGCTATTTAAAAGATAGTATAGCAAATAAAAAAGTCATTCTCCCGTATGCTTCCAACACCTTGTTTCCGTCTGTTGGAGATATTAATTCAGTCTACATAGATACAGCAACAAATAGCATTTATCGTTGGGACTCATCGAACAAGAAATATGAAATATTGGCTAAAGCAGTGAAATCAGTATCTATCTCAGAAGCTACTGAAAACGGAAAAATCACACTCACTGTAGATGGTAAGAAAACTACTGTTCCTATTCATGGATTAGGATCTGCTGCATATACAAATTCAAGTGCTTACTCTCCTGCCGGGCATACTCATACAAAAGCTCAGGTAGGGCTTGGTAATGTAGATAATACTGCCGATGCAAATAAGAGTGTAAAACATGCAACTACTGCTGATAGTGCAACTACTGCAGGGAGTGCTATTACTGCTACAAATGTAAGTGGAGAAAATGCAACAGGAGATACAGCACGTCATGTATGGTTTTCTCGTTCAGATTCAGAAACTAAAAGGGTATACAATGATAACTTCAAATACAATCCTGCAACTAATCTTTTAACCACAAACATCACTGGATCCGCAGCTTCAGCAAGTAATGTTCCGTGGACCGGAGTTACTGGTAAACCATCTACATTTACACCTTCTGCACATAATCATAATGATTCAACTATTACTTCTCTCAACGCAAGTAAACTCTTTGGAACAATTGATATTGCAAGGCTTCCCCATGGAGCATTAGAACGTCTGGTTATTGTCGCAGATGATACTGCACGTTTTAAACTTACTACTGCTAATATTCAGCTTGGTGATACCGTAAAAGTAACTAAAACTGAAAAAATGTATTATGTTGTTGATGAGAGTAAATTATCTTCTGAGGCTGGTTATGCAGTTTATACTGCCGGAACTGCTACTTCTGTACCATGGTCTGGAGTTACTGGAAAGCCTAGCAGCTATCCACCAGCATCTCATAATCATGATGAACGTTATTATACCGAAACAGAAATTAACAATAAATTAGCAAAATATCTGCCAGTTTCAGGTGGCTCAATGAACGGAGCAGCTATGATCTCATGGCTTGATTCTGGGAATTGGAATAAAAATAATGCTAATGTAACTTTTCCTGTTAATCGTGGAGGTCTTTCTTGGAGTGGTCAGTCTGATGGTATTCAGCTTTATGCTGTAGAAACCCAAAATGATAATCTTGAATTATACTTAAAATTTACTGATGATAACTCTAATGGATTAAGTATTAGGAATAAAGATAATACCCAAACTGCTCGTATCTCTGCCACTGGTGAAATTACTGCATCTAAGTTTGTAGGTAATCTTGCTGGTACAGCTTCTGCTGCTCCATGGAGTGGAATTACAGGAAAACCTGCAACATATCCACCAAGCTCCCACACACATAATTATGCTGGCAGTTCTAGTTCTGGAGGTATTGCTTGGAATGCCAATGCATTACATCTAAATCCTCAAACCAGGCAAACTTCTGCAAATTATGACTTAACAAATAGCAATACTTATGCTTATAGAATAAATTATTCTTTGGCAACAAGTACCATGACAACAGGGAAGCCGCCTGCTGATGGACACATATTAACATTTGGATGGGACTCTGATGCTGGATGGGGTGCTCAGTTAGCTATTGGAAATACTAAAAATAATCATTTGTATCTTAGAGGTTCAGCTTCTGTAACTGCTAATAATAAAGCATCATCTTCATGGGAAGATTGGAGAACAGTTCTTGATTCCTCCAACTATAACTCTTACGCTCCAACTAAAACAGGAACTGGAGCTTCAGGAACATGGGGAATCTCGGTAACCGGTAACGCAGCTACAGCAACAAAATTAGCTACAGCTCGTTCAATTAACGGTACAAACTTTGATGGATCTGGTAATATCACAACTGCTACTTGGGGTACTGCTCGTAATGTAACCATCGGAAGCACTAAGAAATCTGTTAATGGAGGTGCTGATGTATCTTGGAGTTTAAGCGAAATTGGAGCTGCTGCTGCGTCTCATAGTCACAGTTATTTGCCATTGTCTGGTGGAACTATGACTGGCGCTCTTAACTTCGCAAACGGCACTTGGAATGCAGTTGGCGATGATGTTGCAATCGGTGATATGAATGTTAGTGGTATATTAGGCGTAATGGGTAAAAACGGAAATACTGGAATCAAACTTGTTCAACATGGTGCTTCTACTACAAGTGGTTCTGCTGCGCCTGGTGTTACATGGACTTGTACAGGTAATGGAACTTCTACTATGTCTGGTACTTTGAGTGGTACGTTTAGTGGTAGTTTAAGTGGAACAGCAACAGCGGCCAACTACCCAACTGGTTTTCAATCAAGAGTGACATCAGCTACATGGGGAAATCAAACAGGAACTTTTCTTACTGATTGGCACACAAGCGCTGGTGGCGATATTCAGTTCCGTGATAATAGTGGACAATTAAATGTTATTATTGATGGAGTCTTTTATCAAAATGAGGGAAAAAATTTAGTTCTTGATTCTGTAAATTATAGTAACTATGCTGCAACAAAAAGTCATACTCACAACTATGCAGGGTCATCTTCAGCCGGTGGAAATGCGAACGCAGCTGTAAAATTAGCTAATGCAAGAAAGATTGGTAGTGCTTCATTCGATGGCACTGCTGATATTACTTTATCTCAGATGGGACTTAATGTTCCTGTTGAAATTACAAAGGCTGATTATCTTGCAAAAAAGAAAGCTGGAACTTTAAACGCAAATACCTATTACAATGTTATTGATGAATATGATTCTGCAAATGTTATTAACGACTCATCTGTAACAGCCAACAGTGCGTTTTCAAGTACTAAATCAGAAAAAACATATGCGAAGAAAAGTACACTTGTTACTACTACTCTCACAGCTAGTAAATGGACTGGTTCCTCTGCTCCGTATACATATGTATTACCTGTATCTGGCGCGACTACTTCAAATATAGTAGAAATTAATTATGCTTCTAACGCATCATCTCAAGCAATAGAGGCATATCAGAACGCTATGTTAGCTGACGGAGGACAGACTACAAATCAAATTACTATAAAAGCAACTGAGAAACCAACTGTAGATATTCCCATTACTATTGTTATAAGAAATGATTTATAAAAGGAGGCGATAACATGGCAATTTATAAAGGTGAACAATGTCTTGCTGGAGTTGGTAAGAATGCAACTATTAAAATTGGTACTGCTAAAACAGGTACTTCGGCTGCGGTAACTAATTCTGGTACTGATACAGATGCTATATTGAATTTTACATTACCTAAAGGAGATCAGGGAGTAGGAATTTCAAGCGTTATCCCTCATTATCTTGCAAATCCTAAATCGCAAGGAGTGACCAGATCAACTACTGGATGGGCGACTTCTGCTCAGGTTATGACATCTACAAACAAATATTTGTGGTGTTATCATGAATTTGTTTTGACAAACAATAATCATTTGTACACTACTCCAACAGTTATAGGTGTTTATGGAGATAAAGGTGATCCGGGTACAACTGATTATAATGGATTACAGAATAAACCGGTCGTTAATGGAGCTGTAACTGCTTATCAGTCAGATATTATGAAATCTCAGTTAAGGAATGTGACGTTTTCTGCTGAAGAACCTAAGACAACTGATGGTAAACCTGGTGATATGTGGGTGGTGTATGGCGATGAGTAATATTAAAACAGGTGATATTTTAAACTTTGATTATACTGGTGCTGTTCAGAGTGTCACATTACCTAAAGGAACTTATAAATTGGAATGCTGGGGCGCTCAAGGGGGAAATCGGAGCCAAGATAGTGCTTCTGCTACAGTTACAGGTTCTGGACTTGGTGGTTATTCTATTGGAACACTAACTTTAACACAATTAACTACTTGTTATATTTATGTCGGTGGGCAAGGTGGAATGTCTAGTTCTACAGGTAATGTGAAAGTTGAAGGAGGTTTCAATGGCGGTGGTTTTGCTTCTCACGAGAGTACAGGTGAACCTGGAAATGGTGGTGGCGGAGCTACTGATGTAAGAATTGCTCAAGACTCATTATATGCAAGAGTAATTGTTGCTGGTGGTGGTGGCGGTTCAGGTGAAGATAACGAAACTGGCGGATATGGTGGTGGTGAAACCGGTGGCGCAGGATCGGGGAACACTTCATTAACACAAGCTTCTCAAACTTCTGGTGGAACTAATTCATTTGGCTTTGGCCTTGGTGGTAATACCTATAATGGCGGAGCTGGCGGCGGAGGATGGTACGGTGGAGCGAGTAGATACTCCGTTTCATCATACTCTACTGGATCTGATTCTGAAGGCGGTGGAGGTGGTTCAGGCTATGTTTACACATCATCCACAGCTAAAAACTATCCATCAGGTTGTTTATTAAACTCTTCTTATTATCTTTCTAACGCACAAACAATCGCAGGCAATAATTCTTTTGCTTCTCCCACAGGTTCATCTGAGACAGGGCACTCTGGTAACGGCTATTGTCGAATTACTGTTATTGAATGCAAGAATACGGCACTATATACCAGAATAAACAATTCAATGAAAAAGGCTACTGCATTTTATTTCAAATTAAATAATAACAAAATGTACGGTATTGGTTCTGCTAATTCTAATGGTGCAGTTATGAATTTTGATTACACTGGATCAGTCCAGACTGCTACATTGACTCCTGGTAGATATAAACTTGAGTGTTGGGGAGCACAGGGAGGAAATAGCAATCAATCAAACGGAACTTATGGTAATGGTGGAAAAGGTGGCTATTCTACTGGTATTTTAAATGTTTCAACTAATACCACTATATATATAACAGTAGGAGGGCAAGGTCAAAATGGCGTCTTTAATACTAGAACTGCTGGTGGTTTTAATGGCGGCGGTGATGGTTATGGCACTAACAACTCTGGCGTAGGTGGCGGAGGTGGTGGAGCTTCTGATATTTCTTTAATGAGTCCTGTATTTTCACACTCATCTTATTTTATAAATAACATTCGAGATACAAACTCACTATTAAGTAGAATTATTGTTGCAGGCGGCGGAGGATCTGCAGGATATGACGTTAGTAATAATGCAGCTAATGGTGGTGCTGGCGGAGGTACTACAGGACAAGATGGATTATCAAACCGCGTTTATCATGGCACTGGCGGAAAACAAACTACTTTTGGTACAGGAGGATCATCAGAGGAATCTAATAGGTATTCCGTCCAAGCTAAATTCGGATGTGGAGCATCAGCCAGTAATTCTACAGATGTAGCGCCTGGTGGAGGCGGTGGCTGGTACGGAGGTGGATTACATTGTGATTCTGCTGGTGGTGGATCAGGTTATGTCTATACTCCTACCACTGCTTCAAATTATCCTTCTGGATGTTTATTAAATTCTGCTTATTATCTTTCTAATGCTCAAACCATTGCTGGCAACCAATCATTCCCTTCACCAACAGGTGGTACAGAAACAGGCCATTCAGGTAATGGCTACGTAAGAATCACTAAATTAACAGATGTAATATACCTTACTCATGCTAATAATGACATAATGGATTTTAATTACACAGGTTCTACACAATCTAAGACTCTAAAACCAGGTACATATACAATAGAATGCTGGGGTGGTCAAGGAGGAACTTACAGTGGTTGCATTGGCGGATATGGTGGTTACTCCAAAGGCACAATTACTCTTACTAAAACGACTACTGTTTATATATCTGTTGGCGGAGCTGGATCTTCCTCTTCTACTGCTGCAGGATTCAATGGTGGAGGAACTGGTATTTCTTCTGGTAGAGGTGGCGGCGGAGCAACTGATGTTCGTATAGGTCAAAATTCTCTATATTCAAGAGTTATCGTAGCCGGAGGTGGCGGCGGAGCTGGTGTAACAAGTGCCAATGCTAATCCTTGTGGTTGTGGCGGTGGAGAATATGGTGGAGATGGCTATTATAATAACACTACCGGTTCTTATACTACTGGTCAAAATAGATCTGGCGGTAGTGCCTCACAAACTGCAGGTGGTATAACTTGGAGTACAGGCACTCAGGCTACTTTTGGTCAAGGCGGAAATGCTTCCGGCTACTCTTGTGGTGGCGGCGGAGGCGGCTGGTACGGAGGTGGCGGAGCCTATGACAGTGATTCTGACTCTGATGGACGTTGGGGTGGAGGAGGCTCAGGATATGTTTATACCTCTTCTACAGCTAAAAATTACCCTAACGGATGTCTACTAAATTCTACTCATTATCTCACAAATGCTCAGACTATCGCAGGAGACACTTCTTTTACTTCTCCTACAGGATCAGCAGAAACTGGTCACACAGGCAGTGGATTCTGCAGAATTACAAATTTGAACCCAACACAATATGGATTATACGTAAAAACGAACTCTGGTTGGAAACACATAGATTTATAAAAGGAGGGCTTAACTATGCCGATTATATTTCACGGAACAGGTAGTGGCGGCTCTGCTAAAAAACTAAAAACCGCACGAACTATTAATGGTACGAATTTTGATGGTACAGCTAATATTACTACTGCTAATTGGGGAACAACAAGAACCGTTACTGTAGGAAATACAAGTAAATCTGTAAATGGATCTGGAAACGTAAGTTGGTCGTTAGCTGAAATAGGTATTCATCTTTCAACAACGGAACCTGCAGCTAGTGACGGAAAGAATGGAGATATTTGGATTACTTATGAATAAAAGACTGAAAGGAAGGTGAGGCTTATGGCTTGTAGTAATGGATGTGGAACTTCTTGTGCTACTGACTGCACTCATTCATCATCTGGTGGATGTGGTGGTTCTTGTGGTGGTTCTTGCTCTACTAACTGTACTGGTGGATGTTCTGGATATTGTGATGGAACTTGTAAGGGAGGTTCAGGAAGTACTTGTTCTGACTGTACTGCCAAATGTGCTAATGACTGTACTGGAGCTTGTACAAGTGCTTGTGTAACCGGATGCACTGGCTGTGGGAACAACTGTGATGGAGACTGTACAAGCGCCTGTGCTCAAAGGTGCTCTAATGATTGCAATGCTGCATGTACTGCTACTTGTGCTTATGATTGCGAGCATACTTGCACTGCTTCTTGTGCCAACGATTGCACCAGTTGTGGTGGATCTTGCTCAAGTAATTGCTCAGGAAATTGTGATTCCGGTTGTTATACTGGTTGTTATGGTTGTGATTCTACCTGTTCTGGTGGTTGTTCTGGCACTTGTAATACTACTTGCACTACCACTTGCGCCAATGACTGCACTGGCGGATGCAAAGGAACCTGTACAGGTGGATGTGGTGGTTCTTGTGATAATTCATGCGGCTTTTCTTGTGAAGCTTCATGTGATAATAATTGTACTGCTATTTGTTCTGTATCTTCTGTGTACGGTGGAAACTCAGAAAAGAGCGTATTGAATTTTGCTTATACAGGTAAAGCTCAATCTGTAACCCTTGAACCTGGAAAATATGTTCTTGAATGTTGGGGAGCACAAGGTGGTTATCGTTCTAATTCTAGTTATGGTGGAAAAGGTGGCTATTCTACAGGAACTTTAACATTGACTCAAAAAACTACTATATACATATATGTCGGTGGATCTGGAAATTCTGTTACATCAGCATCAAATTCAATCTATCCCGGAGGTTTCAATGGTGGTGGATATAGATACAATTATAAAGGTGGTGGTGGCGCTACTGATATTCGTATTGGAAGTGCTTCTTTATATGCAAGAGTAATTGTTGCTGGTGGTGGTGGTTCTGATGGTAGTTCTGGATATAGTGGCGGATATGCTGGCGGCGTATCTGGTGCTAGGGGTAATTTTGGATGTGGTTCATATGGATATGGTGGATCTCAAACTGCTTCATATTCATCTTTAAGTGCTATTAATTCACAAGGCACCACAAATTCTTCTTCTAACTGTGCTGCTGGTTTTGGTTTCGGTGGTTTTGGATGTTATTACGCTTCAGGTTACGGCGGAGCTGGCGGCGGAGGATGGTACGGTGGACAAGGTACTTATCCTGATGGTTCTGGAGATGATGATGGTGGTGGCGGAGGTGGATCAGGTTACGTTTATACTTCCTCTTCTGCTTCTAACTATCCTCAAGGCTGTCTTCTAAATTCATCTTACTATCTTTCTGATGCTTCTAATTTATCTGGCAATGAATCTTTTAAATCTCCTTCCGGATCTACAGAAACAGGTCATTCTGATAATGGCTATTGTAGGATTACCTGTTATATCAAAAAGAAAACTCTACATTGTAAAATGAATAATGAAATTAAAAAAGCAGCTCCAGTATTTATGAAGATGAACAATAAAATTTATGATGCTGGCGCTAATGCTGTAATGGATTTTGCTTATACAGGAACAGCTCAAGCTATATCACTTCCAAGAGGACAATATATTATAGAGTGTTGGGGAGCACAAGGTGGTTACCGATCTTCTTCCGATTATGGTGGTAAGGGAGGATATTCTGTTGGAACATTAACTCTTACTCAGTCTACCGATTTATACATATATGTAGGTGGAGCAGGAAACTCTTCAACTACAAGACTGTCTAATAATTCAAGTATTTACGAAGGTGGATTTAATGGTGGTGGTCATCGTTATGATTATAAAGGCGGTGGCGGAGCTACTGATGTAAGAATTGGTAAAGATTCTCTGTACGCCCGTGTTATTGTTGCGGGCGGTGGAGGTTCTGACGGTGCGACAAATAAAAAAGGAATGTACGGCGGAGGTCTTGAAGGTGGATCTACTACTGAAAGCTGTGGTGCTGGTGGATACGGAGGAACACAAACTGGAAATACATGGCTGACAACTACAAGATCAACAAATGCATCTTATGATACTGCTTCTTGTTATGCAGGATTTGGATTCGGAGGAAACGGTAATTATGCCAGTTCAGGTTATGGTGGTGCCGGTGGCGGTGGCTGGTATGGAGGTTCTGGTTCTTATCCAGACGGATCTGGTGATGATGATAGAGGTGGTGGTGGAGGTTCTGGTTACGTTTATACAGCAGAAACTGCTGTAAACTATCCAGACGGAAACTATGTAAATTCTTCTTACTACCTTACCAATGCGCAAACTATAGCAGGAAATCAATCATTTAAATCACCTGATGGAACAAATGAAACAGGGCATACCGGAAATGGTTTCTGTCGAATCACCCGTAAATCAGGAAAAATATTTGTAAAACAAAACGGATCATGGATCAAAGTGTAATGCTTTGGTCCATGTTTAAATTACAGGAGGAATTGTTATGAAACTTATTTTAAAAGATGGACAAGAACTAACTATTACTCGTGCTAACGATACATATTCATATGAAGGATATAAAGATGGGTTGGGAAATGATATGAATAGAAATATCGTGGCTACTATTTCTATCTTCAACTCTGATAAATCCTTGAATACAATCAGAGATATGATCACTGACGAGAATAGAACTGGTTTTAGAATTATTTATGGGAATACCCAGAAAGATTATACTGGAATGAAAATTGAGAGTATTTCAGAAGAAATCTCCAATGAAAGAAGTGTTATTAATATCTCATTAGCTACAGATAAAACCATAGCTCCTACTGAGACCACTGGAACAACAACAGAAAAAACTAAAGAAGAAACTAAAGAAAAAACGGAAACAGCTTCTGATAAATAATTAAGAATGAAAGGAATATAAGGATATGAGAAAAATAATCGTAAAGGTTGATAAAGAAAAAGCTACAGAGCTTGAAAGAGTTAATTTTGAATTAAACTTCGTAAAAGACATTGTACAGAGAGTTATTGAATCACATCCAAGCGATTTAGAACTCATCAATGGAGATACTCTTATGTCTTACAATAAACGTGGTGCAGAATTACAGAGAAAGTATGCTGCTCTTGCAAATGAGATGGAAAAGGAATACATCCCAGAATACCTCGAAGGTCATCAGTATAGTTGGATTATTCCAAATAATTCTGATGAAATGACTATTACTATTAAATGTAATTGTGAGATTCCAGAATTAGAGGGAATAGCATGAAAAGAACAGAACAATATTCGGATCAGATAGCTAGACTTTATCCATCTAAGAAGGTAAAAACCGATGACGGACAAAGAATATTAACACAGAGTATCACTTTTCAAGTAACTGATGATTGCAACCTTGCGTGTCTATATTGTTACCAAGGACACAAAGGAAAAAATCGAATGTCGTTTGAAACAGCTAAGAAATTCTTTGATTTAGTTGTATCAGGTGAAAAAGGTTTTAAATCTTATATCAATCCAGAGAAATCTCCTGGATTGGTTGTAGATTTCATTGGAGGAGAACCCTTTCTTGAGATAGAGCTTATAGATCAAATCTGTACTTATATTATGGATAAACTCATAGAGTTGGATCATCCTTGGGCCATGAAAACTATGTTCTCTATTTGTTCAAATGGTGTTTTATACAGAGACGAAAAAGTACAAGCATTTCTTCGTAAGTGGGCCAATAGATTATCTTTCTCAGTTACTATTGATGGGAATAAAGAATTACATGATTCCTGTCGAGTTTTTCCAGATGGTGGTCCAAGTTATGACATAGCTGTCGATGCTGCGTCAGATTGGATGAAACGTGGAAATCATATGGGAAGCAAGATCACAATTGCTCCGGGCAATATCAGCTTTCTATACGATGCTATTAAGCATATGGTCGATCTTGGATATGATGAAATCAATGCCAATTGTGTATATGAAAAGGGTTGGACACCTGTACATGCAACTGTTCTTTACGATCAAATGAAACGCATATCTGATTATTTCTTGGAACAGAATTTTGATTTTGAACGTGATTTCTTCTGTTCCCTTTATAATGAAGACTTCTTTCAGCCTAAAGATCCTGATGATTTACAAAGTTGGTGTGGAGGCGTTGGTAATTCAATGATTGCTTGCGATCCTCAAGGTCGCATATTTCCATGTATCAGATATATGGAATCTTCTCTTAATGGAGAGCAAGAACCGTACTCTATTGGTGATGTAGATAATGGTATAGGATGCACAGAATGTTATAAATGCAGAATTAATTGTATGGCAAAAATAGATAGAAGGACACAGAGTACAGATGAATGTTTCTATTGTCCTATAGCTGCAGGATGTTCTAATTGTTCTGGTTATGATTATCAAGTGAATGGTACTCCTGACTCAAAAGCTACTTATATATGTGTTATGCATAAAGCTCGTGCTCTTGGAAACCTGTATTTCTGGAATAAATATTATAGAAAAAATAATATGAATAAACGAATGAAAAACTATGTACCAGATGAATGGGCACTTGAGATTATTTCTGAATCAGAACTTAATATGTTGAAAGAACTTGAAAGAGAGGATTAAAAGCCTCTCTTTTTTATTGACTAAAAGGAGGCTTGATATTATGGCAGAAATTAAAGGAATTGATGTTTCCAGATGGAATGGAAAAATCGACTGGAAAACTGTTGCTAGTTATGGAATGGGCTTCGCTGTCTTAAGGATTACCGAAAAAGGAAATATTATTGATAGCACATTTGAGCCTAATTATAAAGGCTGTATTGAGAATAAGATTCCTGTTGGAGTCTATAAATACAGCTATGCTACTACTATTGCTCAGATTGAAGATGAAGCAAATGTAGTTATTAAAACATTGAATAAAAGAAAACTGGATTATCCAGTGTTTCTTGATATAGAGGATAAATGTCAGGAGAATTTATCTGACAGTTTAATGATGAAAATGATCGAAGCTTTTAGAGCTATTATTGTCAAAGCTGGATATAAATTTGGTATTTACTGTGGTTATTCTTGGTATCAGAACCAGTTACCAGAAGGTGCTAAAAAGTACGATTGCTGGGTTGCTCGATATCCTAATAATGATACCGGTGAATTACAGGAAAGATTAAGAGTTCCTGCTTCTACTGGTGTTATTGGATGGCAATACTCTAGTAAGGCAACCATTCCTGGTATTCCAACAAAAACCGATCGAAGTGTATTCTATAAAGACTATTCTAAATCTTCTACTACTTCTACAGACTCTCCCAAACCAACAACTACACAAGGAAGTGATACTATGAACAAAGAAAAGGCTATTGATGCTCTTATTGCTTGCGCTGAAAATGAGGTTGGATATTTAGAGAAGAAATCTAATTCTCAGCTTGATGATAAAACTGCAAATGCAGGTTACAATAACTACACTAAATACTGGAGAGACGTATATCCTCAGTATCAGGCACAGGCTTGGTGCGCTGCATTTGTGAGCTGGTGTATGATGAAAACATTCGGTCTTGATGTAGCTAAAAAACTCCTTAAACATTGGCCTTATGTATATTGCCCTACTCTTGGAAATCTCTTCACAAAGTATGCAAATCCACAGCGAGGAGACATTGTAATCTTCTATCGTAACGGTACTTTTGCACATACAGGAATTGTCACAAAAGTTGAAGGTGATAAGTTTTATACTATTGAAGGTAACACTTCAGGAGGCTCTTCTATTGTTCCAAATGGTGGTGGAGTTTATGCTAAGAGTTATTATAATTCAAATCTCCCTGGAACAAAGTTTTGTCGTCCAGATTATTCTATTGTCACATCTATTTTAACATCTCCTGCACCTGTACAGCCATCTTATACTGCATGGGTAGGTTCTTGTACAGCTAATGGAACAGATGTATTCTCAGACGCTACAGGAGCTTCTAAGCTAAGTACATATCCTAAACTTAATGCAGGTAATCTTGTGGATATCATCGGTGAATCTGGTACAAGATATCAGGTTCGTATCGCTGCAAAATATATAGGGTATGTAGAAAAATCTAACATTAAAAATCCTAATACTCCTGCTGCAACAACTACAAAAAAATATCCATTTGTAGGAAAAGTAACTGCAAGTAAATTAAATGTTCGCAAAAAACCCGGTACTGAACATCCATTACTTCCAGAGTATCCGATGTTAAATAAAGACAATCTTGTTAATGTCCTCGGAGTTACAAAAGATACTAAAGGTGACAGATGGTACAAAGTATCAATTACTAAAAATGAATATGTTGGCTATGTATCAGCCAAATATATTACTAAGGCATAAGGAGGTACGTCATGGGTATTGAACAGATACAGAAAATCCATGAGTTTGGTGAGATCAATGTGATCATATCTTTACTTCTTTGTGCAATGCTTGCTATAGCTTTAAAAGCTGGATGGGAGAAACTTCTTGATACGCTTGGTCTCGAAACAAAAGCATCTCTACAGAAGAAAGCTTTAGAGAAGAAGTTGTCTGATATGGAACAGAAAATTGCTGATTTCGAACAGTCTCAGCATGATTATCATGATCAGTCTATTAATATCAGAGATGATTTGAGAACAAATCAAAATACTCTAAGCACACAGCTTACTGATCTTACAACTTTGATGCAGAACTTTATAACTAATCAAGATGAGTGTACTGTAGCATCATTTAGAAGTTCTCTCTGGAGAATGCATAGAGACTTTATGGCACAAGGATACATCACACCGGATGGATTAAAGACATTCCTAGAGATGGGAAAGCTTTATGAAAAGGCCGGTGGAAATGATATTTATCATGAGAAATTACTTCCGGATATTGAATCTCTGGAAGTCAAATATACAAAAGACAGTGTACTATAATTTATGGGTAGTCAAGCATTATACTTGGCTACCCATTTTTTTACTTTGATTCTTTGCTTAAATAACAGCTCATTCCATAAACAGTAACTTCTTTCAATTTTCCATCCTTAAAAATCACTTCATCTGGATATTCTTTCTTACAGTATATTGCAGCAGCCGTAGCTATGCCATCAAGATATCCTGCCAGTTCAAACGGTTCTATAATTTCAGCTATATCTTTTTTGATTTTGTCTATCTGTTTCATATATGTCTCCTATTGTTCAAGGTTTATATATGTGTTATTATACTCTCTCAGAGAGGTAAATACAAATGAAAAGATACGAATATAAACCAGGCTTCTGCAAACTGCTCCACTACAATGGATTGTGGCGTGTAGAGTATGAAGGGATACCTGGGCACTTTAAAAAGGTAAAAATGGCTTGTGCCTGCATGAAAGATGAATGTGATCAGGATTGTGAAGTATTCGAAACTGTAGCTGATGTGAAAAATCCAAACATGGAATGGCACATGCGAGATGAAAAAAGGAGATATGATCGGATGATCTATCTCTATCTCCTTTTTTCATTGGATTGAATGCCAAGACTTAGTTTATTGTTTGCGTAATATGTCATAAGTTTATGTAATACAAACTCTGGTAATAACTTTTGTTTTTGGCACTTCTTCAAAAAGCTATTTGGCAACTCAAGGTTAATGTGATTGTTTAATTCTGGTTCTTTATATGGCTTTTTATTAATACACTCTGATAGTAAACCTTCTTCTTTTAATAACTGCAAGAAATCTCTTCCTTGTGAAGTTATTCTATACCTCTTTGAGCTTCTCTCAATAAAGCTCAATCCAAGCAAATACTGAGTGCGACATGATAAGTCGCTGCTCGACTTGAACAACATATTGTATTTCTGGTTTGCCGCCTGTTTTAGTGCTGATCCAGTTAGCACCTCTGTTTCTAATTCTTGCAAAATTTCTCCAAAATAAAGTGTACTGTTTTGTATTTGTCTGCCCAATGAAATTTCAGAATGTGTCTTTAACAGGTCAGCACCTGCATCTGTGAGTGCATAAGTTTTGAAATCTACCTCATACAATAACTTCCACTTACATAACGTGGCGAAAGTCATTCTGACAGTGTTTGAAGACCTTATATCATAATTCGATTCTAAAAAAGCTGAAAAGTTGGAGAAAGCTTTTTCCCCGTCTTTGAAAAATTCTAACATCGTCAAAGTGCTTGACATTAAATTGCTTTTATCTGGGATATAGCCAGTACCGCTTCCTCTACTCATTCGCTTCTCCTTTTCCCAATGTTGCCATTAAGAGATTTGTAGCAAAGCCTTCTATTGCATCGATGTAATCTATATCTTCATCTTCCCATTCGCAATTAGGATATCTTTCTCGGAATCTATCAACTATATTCAGCACAGTTTTATATGCCGCTTGATCAGCGCCATATTTGTCGTTAGCTTTGGACCATGGATAAATTTTACCATTTTGTAAAAGCGTATCGTATATAAATGTGACTTCTATGATATCTGTTCTTCTAACAGACTCTTCCAATAATTGCAGAACATATTCCGGTGGAGTTCGAACTTCGGATTCCCACGATTCAAGCGTCCGGAGCGGAATGTTATAGCGCCTGGAGAACTCCGCTCTGGAGACTCCTATGTAATTTCTCATTTCTGTAATAGTCAAATTATTCACCTCTTTCAGGAAAAGGTTACCACACAATGCGTGGTAATGTCAATAAAAAAAATAGACAGTTGAGCATTCTTCTGTCTATTTTTTTTATTTTTTTTTGCTGAAAACTAAAAAAATGTGTATGTATGACAACCAAAAAGTTATCATACATATATGTTATTCTGTTATATTTTATTTATCAAGCATATTCCGAACGTCTTCTACAGAAAGTCCTTTTTCTCGAAGTAATTTGGCAAGATCTTTCATAGACTGTTCTTCTTTTACGGCTGCTTCTTTCTTCTCTGCTGCAACAAGATCTTTAGAAAGATTCTTTTTCTGCAATTTAAGAGTCTTAAGCTCGTCAGTAAGCTTAGTAATTTGTTCTTCTGTTGATGCAATCTGCGCTTTAACTTCTTCAGTTGTTAATTCCACTACTCGTCTTTTACCTCTCAT